ATATCAGCATCTGCATCTGATTCAACTAAATTACCACTTGCCGGTGGCACCATGTCTGGTTCAATTGCTATGAGTAACAATGCTATTACTGGAGCAAATAGTATTCAAGTAACAGGTCTAATCGGAGCAAATCAAAATCCTATTAGAATGGCAGGTGCTACAACTTCAGGTCCACCAATTTCCGGCACTTATGTTGTTGGAGATTTTATAATAGATAATACAGCAACTATTTGGATTTGTACAGCATCAGGTACGCCGGGAACTTGGTCGCCAACAATTCAGTCAAGTTTAGTTAATCGTAGTGCTACTGCAACGGCAGGCAATGGTGAACAAACTATATTTACAGGATCTACTCCCGGACAAACTATTACTCTTCCAGCTAATCCTCAAAATGGAGCCATTTATCAAATCAAAAACCTTTCATCTAATCTTGTTTATATTAATGGTGGCACTAATAGTATTTCTGTTTCAGGACAAATTCATCCACCATATTTTACTGCAACTACTGCAGTTTCAGCAATTTTAACTAACATTTCTTCTTTTAATAATCTTGCAGTTGGCATGGCTCTAACCTCTACTTATGTACCAACTGGAACAACTATTTCAATACTTAATAGTCCTACCAATATTACAATGAGTGCTAATGCTACAACTGCAGCTTCTCTTCAAAATATTAAAGTTCTTGTAACTATTCCAATAAACACTGCTTATGGTTTTGTGTACAATAATTCTTTAAATACTTGGTATTTAATTAATACAACAGATCTTGCACAGATGGGTAATATTTTGCCTATTACAAAGGGTGGCACTGGATTAAACTCAATTGGAACTGCAAATCAAGTATTAAAAGTTAATTCTACAGCAAGCGCATTAGAATGGTCAGATACTCCTCTTCCTGCTACTGCTTCATTTTCAAATATAACAGTATCTCCATCATCAAGTACAGCAGCAACAATGTCTGCAAATAGTGATAATCCCACATTAGTTGTCAAAAGGTATAATTCAGCGCAATCGTCTGCAATTCAAGAATGGCAAACAGAATCCGGATCATCCCTAGCCGCAATATTTTCTGGCGGCACGTTTTACGCAGGAAACATTCGTGCTGGCACATCAGGCACACTTGGAGCAGTTCTAAACGCACAGGCTCCCACTGCTGGCACAACTATTGGTCTTGTTGTTCGTGGTGGCGCATCTCAGTCCGTTGACCTTCAACAATGGCAAAATAACGGCACTACAGTTTTAGCAAAAGTTGATTTATCAGGAAATATGACTGCCACATCATTTACAGGTTCAGGAACGGGGCTTACAGCAATTCCCGCTTCAGCAACAACAGGAACGGCGGTAACTCAGGCAGACCTACTGACAACATTCTTTGGATACCCAACAAATGGTTATGAAACATTTCCAAGATTAATGACTTCTACAGCCGGACAGCCTTCAAATCAACAACTTTCTTTAACACTTTTTACACCAATCAAAACAGTAACAATTTCTACTCTTAGTACAAATGCTACAACTTCTCGTTTAGACTATGGATATTCATCAGCTTATCGTGGTCAGGCAATTTATCAAATGACTGGAACAACTGCATCTCCCCTTGCAGTAACATGGGATGGAGACACATCTCTCTGGGTAATTAACAATATGACTGCAAGCAGTACGGCTACTAGCCTTACAACATCTGTAGCGTCAAATAGCAATAACTTTACTATTGTTACTTGCACAGGAACAGGAGCATCGTTTACAACAGGACAATGGGTAAATATTACTGGAGGCACTGGAGGATTTACAGATTTTACTGGCAAAGTTGTCGGACTTCCAACAACAACTTCGTGGATATTGCAAGTCAGTGGTTCAGGAGTTGTTTCGGGAACAATGAATGGAGGAACTGCGTCAGGAAGAAGTTTAAGTCCTTCAACATGTACCATAACATCTGGAAGTATAACTTCAGGAACTGGAACTGTTGCTACTGCAAGTATTGTTTGTAATACAATGAGTATTCCATTTTCTCCCGGAATTTATGTTAATATAGTTGGAAGTGTAAACAGTTTGGATGGCGTAGTTGCAGCATCTCCTGTGCCAACTGCAACATCTTTTACAATTACCGCTCCATCCACATTAACATCAGGTAGCATAGGAACTGGAACTGCAACACAACCAGATGCTTGGGGCAGATATGTAAGAAAACTTTATGTTCCAACGGCAGGAGGAACTGGAGTTGTAACACCAGCATCAGTGACATTAACTGCTGGAACTACATACGCAATTGGAACATTATCATCTCAAACAGGTGGAACAACATCTACACCCTCGCTCGCTGGCGCACCAAGTACAAGCGCAATGGGTTTCTTCAGTCCAATAATATCGCTAGGAGCTACGGGGCAAACTACAATTACATCAGCTTCTATAACAGTTGGCACTCAATCACCTCCAGTTCTATGGACACGAATGACATAATGATTGCATTACTATATGATTAGGAGAAATGAATGCCAATTACATTAGGAATATTAGCCATTCCAACAACTACAGCAACTTGGCAAAGTCAGACATTTACATCTACTGGAACATGGACAAAACCTTCTGGAGTTTCTTCTGTTGAAGTTCTTGTTGTAGCGGGAGGTGGAGGTGGTGGAGATAGTGGATTTTTCTTTTCAAGCATTTCAAACCAAGATAAAGGTTCTGGAGGTGGAGGAGGCGCTGGTGGAATGGTTTATGCATCAGCAGTTTCAGTATCAGGAAATGTAACTGTAACAATAGGAAATGGTGGAACTGGAAGTTCAACTGGAAGTGATTCTTCATTTGGGGCATCTGTAATTGCAAAAGGAGGTGGCTCTGGTGGTGCATATGGAAACCTTGGGTCACCTGCCGATGGCGGCTCAGGTGGAAATGGTGGTGGTGGAGATGCCTATAAATTTGGTTCAACATCTCAAATAAATGGTTCTGGTGGAACTGTTGTTGCTGGAACTGGTGGAACCTCTTATGGAAATATTGGAGGTGCTGGAACCAATCTTGCAGCAGGTGGTGGAGGTGGTGGTGCCTCAGCAGCTGGGTCAGGAAATATAACAACAGCTGGCGGCGCAGGTGGAAATGGAAGATCAGTGACTTGGACAGACTCAACCACATCATCCACATATGCTGGCGGCGGATCTGGAGGCGGAACGACTACTGGAACTGCTGGAACTGGTGGAGGAGGAACAGGTGGAACATCTTCAAATAATGGTGGAAATGCTACTGCCAATACTGGCGGTGGAGGTGGAGGTGGAGGCAATGCTGTTTCTCAAAATACATTCTTCACTGGTGGCAATGGCGGATCTGGTATAGTTATAGTAAGGTGGCTAGCATAATGGAGCATTTAGAAGAGCATCCTCATGCATTTATTAATGAAAATAATATAGTAATTAGTGTTTTAGTTTTTTCAAATCATGACACACAACTTTTGACGGATGTAAAAGAATTGCTTAATGCATCTGATAGTATTTGTTGTTGTGACAATGGGCTTGCAAATATTAATTGGATATGGGATAATGGCACTTGGGTAATTCCTACAAAATAAATAATTTGATATAATATATACACTACTAGAAAGGTCTAAAACCTATGGAACAGCAAAATCAACAAACAACGCTAGAGCTTATTGTACAAGAATTGCAGAACAGAATTGGTCAAGTAACAACTAATTATGAGATGCAAATGGCAATTCTTAAGGCGCAGGTAACACAAGAGTTGCAAAACAAAGATAGGCAAATTCAGTCACTTCAGGAAGCATTGAATGCTAAGACGCAAGAACCAGCCTCAGAATGAGATTAGCACTTTTGTCCCAAGTGGCTTGATAGCGCATACAGAAAAAGGATATTTTTATGTTAAAGGTTTGAAGAGATTTAAATTTTCTTCAGACCGCGCAAGAGACAGCTGGAATTTAAAGATTATTGAGACAAAAGAGGCTTATATTGCAAACATAAAAATATCTGGTATAGTTGGTTTTAGAGATGGCACTTTGATTAAAGATATTTCTAATTCCAAAATTTATTTAATTTCTGACAATCTTAAAAGACATATTGTTAGTCCAGATGTTTTTAAGATTTTGGGATATACAAAGTCTGATGTTGTTAAAGTTTCGCAGTCAGAAACATCATTTCATAAAGAAGGAGAAGAATTAAATGGCAAATAATTTAATTTTTACTGCAAATGATATTAATTCATTGCAAGATAGAGTGGGCATTGTTGAGCAAAGGTTTGATATCAAGAATGCAAAGCATAATAATAAAGGTACGGTTACTGATTATACAACTGCTCCCAATACTTCAAATGCTTCTTTAAAAATTTATTCTGCAGCATTATCAATTGATATTCCACAAAATGTTAATAAACAGGATGTAAAATTACTTGGAGATGGAGACGGCGGAATTTTTACATATAAAGGTTTAACATTTAGTACCCCTCCAGCGGTTACTTTATCTATAAACGCTCAAGGAGGCTACTGGGTAACTACAAACAATATTACCGCAGCAGGAACTGAAATTTATTTTCACGCTAGAGCCGCCGCGCAAGCAAAAAAAAGTATTTTCCCTAAAAAAATATCTCTTTCCATAATAGCTATTGGCTACTAAACTAAGGAATAAAATGACAAATGACATCAAATGGATGATGGTTTCGGACGTTCACTTTCCACGCCATGATTCAAGAAAAGTAGAATTGTTTTTAAAAGTAATGAAAGCTTGGAAACCAGACGCTGTTGATTTGCTAGGAGACATTGATGATGCAGATTCAACAAGCCGATGGGCTTCCGAGTATCCGCTTGAATTTTCAGTTCCTGTTGGAGACGGCGGCGTTGAGGGAACAAAACAATTTCTAAAAGAAATTAATAAAATTGTTCCAAAAGCAGATAAACATTTTCATGATGGAAATCATGGGTGGACAAGGCATGGAGATTATCTAGCAAAAAAAGCACCAGCCTTCTTGGAAATGATCACTCCAGACTCTTTGTATGATTACAAAAATGCAGGGTTTGAATGGCATTACTACAATCAAGCTCCAGTACATCGCTTTGGCGATATGTACGCGCATCATGGAGAATCAATTTCGAAGCATGCAGGAGAGTCTGTACGCAATGATGTAAACAATTGGGGAGTGTCTCTTGTAAGAGGTCACTCTCATAGAATGGGTTCTTATTTCCAGACATATAATATAACTGGACAAGAGTTGCGCGGGTTTGAAGTTGGTCACCTGTGCGATGAAACAAAAATGGATTATACAATCCAAAAGAATTGGCAACCCGGATTTGCTATTGCACATGTTGTAAATGACTATCCATTTATTGAGCTAATTCAAATACATGATTACACTTGTGTAGTCGATGGAAAAATATTTAAGTCATAGGAGGACTTATGTTAAATAATGTACAAACAGAATCGGTATTATACGCAGTACTTGGCGTATTTGTAGCGATTACAACTTCTTTTTTAAAAAATGCTAATTGGTCTCCAAAATCCAAGCAAACACTTACTGTAATTTTAAGTACTTTAGCAGGTTGGGTTTCAACTTATTTTGAGGCACATGGAACTGCAGACCTTACAAGCATTGCAAAGAACACTGCATATGCGTATGCAGTGTCACAAATATTCTATGGTTATCTATTAAAAGATTCAACTATTAACGAATGGCTTGTAAAGTTTAATTTGCTTCAAAGCAGAAAAAAAAGCTAAAATGATTACTATGTGGTGTAAAGCCTGCAAAGGTAGAGTTTTTATTGACAGGGTGTTCACTACAGAAACTAGATTTGAGCTTTTTTGCATAGCTTGTGGAAACAGATGGATGTTGAGAAAAGATAGGAATGCATTTACAAAATGGCTAGCAAAAATAGAAAAGGACCTAGAAAGAATGAAAAATGGAACTACTTCTTCTTAAATGGTCAGTTGCATAAAACGCTGCAAACTAAAAGGTCTGAAGATCTAATAGTTGCATGGAACTATCTTGAGGGTAGGCGCGTAGCTTATAGTTTATCAGATGTATATATGCGTAGGACCCGCGCCTACTCAGTCCCTCAAACCGCTAAGATTTTAAAAAGGCATGTAGATAGTATTAAAAGACATTTTAGGCAAGGAAACATTAAAAAACCTCAAATGGCTTATTCGCTAGATGGTCAAAAAATTCCAAAGCGGGGATTTTACAATGAAGATGATATAAGAGATATGTATATGTTCTTTAAAGATGTACATATAGGAAGACCTCGTAAAGATGGTCAAATAAATAATAGAGATTATATGAGCAAGGCAGAACTTGAAGCTTTGCTTAGAAATGAAAAAATATTATATACTAAGATTGATGATGAAACTTTTGTCCCTGTGTGGAAACAACCAGAATGGTAGGATTTAATGCCAAAACCTAAAAGCTATAGAGAAGATTTATTGCAAAAATCAGTATCAATGCTTGAAGATATTTATGAAATTGCAAAGAAAAAAGAAGATACCGAAACAATGACATCAGTATCTGATAGAATATGTCTTTTGTATGAAAAAGAAATGGATATAGAAACAGATACAAAATCCGCCACAGGATTTACAATCATAGGTAAGGATGAAGATGAGTGAATTAAAACCTAAAGAATTAAAAACAACAAGCGTAAGGGTGGAACTGCAATATGTACGAAATCTTGGTAACTATGAGAGCATTCGCGTATCAATCGGAGTTGAAGATAATGTCCGAGTTGACGAGAATGTCAATTCCGCCACAGACAGAGTTTATAAATTTGTTGAAGATAAACTTGTTGAAAAAATGGAAGAGATTGAGAAAGAATTAAAATCATGATAAACTGTGATCACATATGGAAAGTGTCCGAATGGGCAGTAAATAAAGAAACATTTAATTTTGATCCCAAATACATTTGCATGAAGTGCGAGCAGCTAAAGGAAAACTGATATGACAAAAGACGATGCAAGCAAGGCTTACCAATTGGTAAGCCTTTATCTATCTTTATATAAAGAAAAATACAATAAAACAGTTATTGTCAACAGGCACAAAGAAAAATGGGCAATGGCTGATGTTATTGATAGTGTCGGATTTGAAAAAGCCAAGGAGCTTTTAACTTATTATTTTAATATTTCAAAAAGTGGTCATCCATTGCAATGGTTTTTGTATAATTTTGAGCGACTTGATATTTTGCTTTTAGCAAAAAAGGATGATGAAGAAAAACGTAGTAGAATGAGGGAGCTAACAAAGAGAATGGTGGAAGACAATGAATAATGAAGCTGCATTAATTTCTTCTATATGCAAGAATAAAGATATCTCTGTCGTAATGGCAGATAATGTAGATGATATTTTTACTTCACACAAAGATGTATGGGAAGGTCTAAAGTCTTATTATTACAAATTTAGGTCAATTCCAGATGCTAGTATTCTTGTTGAAAAATTTACAGACTTTGATCCAGTAGAAACAAAAGCAGAAACAGGCTACTACTTGGAGCAAGTTAAAAATGAATACCTTACTGCTAAAATTCGTTCGGTTTTGTTAAATGCAGGAAATGGAATTAAAGCTCATTCTGCATCTAAAATCATTGGAGACATGCAAAAAGAATTAAGCGTTCTAAGCAGAATGACTAATAATGTGCGTGACCTTGATTTGACAGACTACGGGCTGGCTGAAAAACATTTTGAGTCAGTTCGTGACCGTTCTGCAGCAATGGGTGGAAGTCCGGGAATTATGACAGGGTTTAAAGCTATTGATTATGCCTATCCCACAGGCATGGCTCCCGGTCACCTAATTGTTATGATTGGATGGGCAGGTCGTGGAAAGACTTGGATGAGTTCTTATCTTGCATGTAAAGCGTGGGAACAAGGTTTTAAACCTATGATTGTTTCTCTTGAAATGACTCCTGAAAACATGCGCGACCGAATTTACACTATGCTGGGAAGCGGCTTGTTTAGGGCTTCAGATTTTTCCAGGGGTGCTGTTGATATTGACAGGTTTGGAGAGTGGGCTAAAACAAAATTTAACAATACCAACAACTTTATTCTTGTGTCTAATGAAGGAACAGGAGAAGTAACTCCTCAAACTGTACAGGCAAAAATTGATCAGCACAAGCCCGACTTGGTTATTTTGGATTATCATCAGCTATTTAATGACAGCAAGAAGTCTAATTCTGAGGTTGAGCGTAATCGAAACATTTCTCGTGAGTTTAAATTGCTTGCTGTTCGAAACAATATTCCAGTTATTGATATTACCGCTGCAACAATGGATGATATTTCAGATCAAGATGCTCCACCTCTGTTGTCACAAGTTGCTTGGTCTAAAGCAATTGAATATGATGCTGATATGGCTATGGCTGTACATCGTAATCCCGATTCAAATATTATTGAGGTAGTATCACGAAAAAATCGACACGGTACAGAATTTGCTTTCTATCTTGATTGGGATATTAACAGAGGTATTGTTAAAGAAATCTATGATGATATGTCGTAAAAGTCCGTTTAGCTGATATAATTTATGCATGAACAAGAATATACATAATTTTACAACAGCAGGTGTAATTAAAGATGATTCTTTAATCATTAAATCAAGAGAACATTTTGAAAGACTTCTTGTTCAAAGAATGAGAGATGGCGGATATGTTCCAGTTCTTGACATGTTGCCACAATTTAATTTAAAGTATAATTCTGATATTAATAATTTTTCTTTTGTGCTTACAATGTTTGCAGTATATGTAGGCAAAAAAAAATCATATCAAGTAGAAGGTTTTTCCGGTCAAGATTTTATAAAAAGATAGGAAATCAATGAACAAAACATATAATAAATCCGATATTCGGGCTATTTTGTCTACCCTAAAAATAGATATTGAGTCAGACACCGCAAAAGATTTTCTTTGCCTCTGTCCATTTCATAATAACAGAAATACGCCATCTTTTGAAGTTAACTATTACTCCGGTCTATATTTATGTTTTAATCCATCTTGTGGTGAAAGAGGAACATTAAATGCTTTAATTGCTAAAATAACAGGTAAAAATGAATTTGAGTCATTAAGATTTATATATCAAATTGTTGGAGACAAAAAAATGGATATCGAGCAAGAACTTGAATTATTGCTTGAAGAAGAAAAGCCATTGCCAACATTTCCTTCAGAAAAAATTGTAGAAATGTGTCGTGACTTGCGGGATAACGAAGAAGCTTGGAAATATTTATCATCAAGAGGAATTAATCCTATTACTCAAACAGAATTTCAAATGGGATATTCCGAAAAGCAGGAGATGGTTGTAGTTCCACTCAGAATGCCTGACGGACAATGCGTTGGAATTATTGGCAGGGCTATCAAAGGTAAAGAGTTTAAAAATAGCAAGAATCTGCCACGAAATAAAACACTATTTAATCTGCAAAACGCCAAAAAACATGGTGGCAGAATTATTGTTTGCGAATCATCATTTGATGCTATGAGAATTCATCAAGCAGGATTTCCTAATGTGGTAGCTACTTTAGGTGGAAATATTTCAAAAGAAAATATTCAAAACTTGAATAAATATGCAACATCCATTATTATTATGACTGATGCAGATGATGCAGGAAGAAAATTAGGGCAAGACATTGCACAAAAACTTCCCAATAAAGAAATCTTGTGGGGGTCGTATCAATATGGTATGATATACCCTAACAATGCAAAAGATGCAGGCGACATGACAGATGAAGAAATTCGTCAATGTATTAACAATGCCATGCATCACTACGAATACGCAATGCTATAATAGAGTAAGAAGGGCATCCTATAGCCCACTACAGAAGGAGATATAATATGGGTATCGTAAAGGGTTTATCCCAAATGAATAAGGCACTGGACAAGCCTACTATGTCGTCAGCGGACGGTCCAAAAGGTCGCTGGCTAAAACTTGACGATGGTCAAAGCGTCAAGATTCGCTTTCTTCAGGAGCTTGATCCTGATTCAAAGAACTACAACCCTAAGTTGGGTGTAGGATTTATTGCAATTGAACACACTAACCCAAAGGACTACCGCCGCAAGGCTCTTTGTAGCATTGACGACCAAGGTCGTTGCTTTGGTTGTGAAATGCATCGGCGTGATATGAAGGCAGGCTGGAAAGGTCGCAGTCGTCTATACACCAATATTTTGGTTGATGATGGCAGCGAAGAGCCTTATGTTGCTATTTTTTCTCAGGGTGCAGGTCCCAAATCTGCTACTCCAGAAATTATCCAATATGCAGGAGAAACAGGCAGCATCACAGATGTCATCTGGCGCTTAAAGCGTACAGGAGAAAAAACAGATACTAACTACAGCATTATTCCTCTTCCTGCTGCTAATGCTGAACCAATTGATCCAAGTCTTGAACTGTTTGAGCTTGAAAAGGTCGCAGTTCGTGATGTTCCTTATGCAGAGCAAGAGTCATTTTACACAGGCAATGCATCAGGAGAAGCAGGTTCCACTTCATCATCCGTTGAGTGGTAATAATTGACAACAAATAGTGTGTGGTGGTAGTATGAGTACTACCACCCACTACTATTTTAAGGAGAATTATGCAAACTTTTATTACTCATGTTGATTTTAAAACTTCTGCAAGCCATTTAGATAACAAGCGTCTAAACAAACAATTGCTTGAGGGTCGTCAAATTCTTGATATTCTTGCTACTCGCCGCACCGTAGGAGGCTGGGTCAATCACCCCGCAGTTCTTATGTGGCATGGCTATGAGCGAGTCTTTTACAAATATCTTATTGCCATTAAAAATGAATGTGTTAGTCGTAATATTTCTGTTGAAAAAAATTGGCAGGCAATTGAAGAGTTAATGCATAGAGGTGAATACAACTTCAGTCCCAATGAAATCAATCCTTGGTGGCTCACTGATACAAATATGGTTCTTAGAATTACACAAACACATCGTGCAAACTTATACAAAAAAGACCCAGAGTACTATCATGATTTTGCTATTAATGCTAAGATGTACGATGATATGCGTGACAAACTAGTCTGTTGCCCCAAGTGCAATTACTGTTGGGCTAGCCATGTTGCCAAACAAAATGAAGAAAAAGAATTAAAATCTAGGCTATCCAAGCCACTGCCATAAGGAGAAAAAATGAAAAAGATTATTGTAAGTATGTTTATTGTTGCTGGAGCATTCTTTTTAACATCCCCAGCATTTGCAGATGAATCACCAGTTCCAGTTGCCTGTGCAGTTGATAGTGATGGAAATACAACTTGTGAAGATGTTCCAGTAATTGATGCTCCAACAAATGAACCAGTTATTCCTGTATGTACAGAAGATATGTCTGTATGTGAGCGTGGTGCAATAATGTATGATAAAAGTATTTCACAGATTGATATTCATGTAGAAAATATTCATCAAAACGAAACATGGTGGGATATCTTTACTGATCCAAAGCATATTGCAGCAGAACTTAGCTGGACTATTATTCAAGATTTTGTAGTCCTATGGCTGCTATATGGGGTAGTGTTTAAAAAGTGCATTCTACCTAAACTAACAAATAGAATTCACGCTGAAATTGACAAGGAGCATGGCATCGAACATGAGTGATTTAGTACACCTACATGTGCATTCACATTACAGCCTAATGGATGGACTTTGTTCACCTCATGAATTGATGGTGGCTGCTAGAGATTTGGGTCATACCGCCCTAGCAATCACCGATCACGGAACTTTGTCTAGTCATAGAGATATGCAAAAAGCCGGGAAAGAGTTGGGTATTAAACCAATCCTTGGCTTAGAAGCATATATCTCTGAGACAGATAGATTTGACAAGCGTGATGTTAAAGTTCGTGATGACAATACTCAGGTTTACAACCACATTATTTTGCTTGCAAAAAATCAAACAGGGTTAAAGAATCTTCAAACTCTATCTGAAATTGCATGGACTGAAGGTTTTTATCGCAAGCCTCGTATTGATATGGAAATTTTGAGCGAATATGCAGAAGGTCTTATTGTTCTTTCCGGTTGTCTTAATGGTCTTATTGCAAAAGCTATTGAGCGCAAGGATATGGAAAAGGCTGAAAACCTTGCTAAGTGGTTCAAAAACAAGTTTGGGGATGACTTTTATATTGAAGTACAGCCTCATAACCCTATTGAAATTAATAAGCCCATGCTTGACCTTGCGGATAAATTAAATATCAAGCCTGTTACCACTTCTGACTGTCATTTTGCCACTTCTAGCCAGAGGGCTTTAGAAGAAATTCTTTTGATTTTATCCACAAAGCCTAGTGTAAACCGCGAATATAATTATGAAAATACCAAGAAGATGGGGGTATTTGATAGATTGAACTCTCTCTATCCAGACCGTCCCATTAGTTTTCAAGATATTGATGTGTATTTGCAAAATCGTACAGAGGTTGAAAAGTGGTATATAGAAAATGGAATTAATCGTACAGATATTTATGACAACTCAGTAGAAATTGCTGACAAGATTGAAGACTATGAATATTACGAAAACCTATCATTACTTCCTGTTCCTAAAAGAAGTGCAATTGTGCAACTTGAAGAAATGTGTAATGTAAAGCTTTCAGAAAAAGGATTGTCAAGCAAGATTTACAATACACGACTAATGGAAGAGCTAGAAGTAATTCGATCAAAAGATTTTGCATCTTATTTTCTTATTGTTGCAGACATGGTAAACTGGTCTAAAGAGAATGATATTTTAGTAGGACCCGGACGAGGTTCTGCTGCTGGCTCTCTTGTGTGTTACTTGTTAGGAATTACAAATGTTGATCCGATTGAATACGATTTGCTGTTCTTTAGATTTATTAACCCAGAGCGTAACGATTTTCCAGATATTGACACAGACTTTATGGATCGTAGGCGGGGCGAAGTAAAAGAATACCTTCGCAAGAAGTTTAAGAATGTAGCATCAATTTCAACATTCCAATATTTTAAGGATAAGGGGGTGGTGCGAGATGTCGCAAGAGTATTTTCAGTACCGCTTGCTGAAGTTGATAAAGCGCTTAAAAATATTGAAAGTCTTGAGGAGTTTGAGAATAGCAAAAACACCTTGGATTTTAGAGACAAATACCCAGAGGTGCTGGAATTTGCTACGCAATTGCGTGGAAGAATTCGTGGTGTCGGTATGCATGCTGCAGGTGTTGTTGTCTCTAAAGATCCAATCTCTGAGTATGCACCAATTGAAACACGCAATGATACAAGTGATACGGTTTCTGGTCGTATTCCTGTGGTTGCTTATGATATGGATAATTGCGCTGAACTAGGTTTAATTAAGCTTGATGTTTTGGGTCTCAAAACACTTTCAGTTATTCATGATGCTATTGAGTCTATTGAAAAGCGTACAGGTAAAACAATTGTGTTAGACGATATCAAATTTAATGACAAAGCTATTTTTAAAGATTTAAGTGCAGGGTTTACCAAGGGTGTGTTTCAAGCTGAAGCAACTCCCTATACCAATTTGCTTGTTAAAATGGGTGTAGACAACTTTGAAGATTTAGTTGCATCAAATGCTCTTGTTCGCCCCGGAGCCATGAATACTGTAGGCAAATCATATGTTGAGCGGAAAAAGGGCAAAGAAGATATCACATTTGTTCACGAAATTATGAAGCCTTTTACTTCTAGAACATATGGGGTTATTATTTATCAAGAACAAGTCATGCAAGCCTGTGTGCATTTGGGCGGAATGTCATGGTCCGAAGCAGACAAAGTGCGTAAGATTATTGGTAAAAAGAAAGATGCAAAGGAGTTTGATGTATTCAAAGAAAAGTTTGTTTCAGGAGCTTCCACTCATATTACAAAAGAATCCGCCGAAAATCTTTGGCACGATTTTGAAGCTCACGCTGGCTATTCTTTTAATCGTAGTCACGCTGTTGCTTATTCCATGCTTAGTTATTATTCTGCTTGGCTTAAGAATTACTATCCACTTGATTTCGTATTTGCTTTACTCAAAAATGAGAAAGATAAAGATGCAAGAACAGAATACTTACTGGAAGCAAAAAGACTTGGAATAAAGATTCTTCTGCCGCATGTCAATGAATCAGATATTGATTTTAAAATTAGTAAAAATGCTATTAGATTTGGACTGACAGATATTAAATATATTTCCGATAACATTGCTAATAAAATTATTGCAAAACGTCCATTTAATAGCTATGAGCATTTATTACAAATTTCTAAATCTAAAGGTAGTGGAATAAATTCCCGCGCTATTGAAGCATTAAATGCAATTGGCGCAGCAGCGTTTGATGATAATGCCATGACGGGAATCGAATCTGAAAACCTTTATGAATATTTAAATGTGCCAAAATTTGATATTCGTGGCATTGTTCCTTACATTAAAGCACAAATTAATCCAATTGAAGAATTTGATGAACATGGTTGTTTTATAATTATGGCTATGGTTAAATCCATTAAAAAGGGGCAGGGTTGGGCTAGAATAGAACTTGTAGATGATACAGGAACTATTGGAATTTTTCATTCTGAAAATACACAGATTGAATCTGGAAACATGTACATATTTTTAGTGGGCGAAAATAGAATTCACAGGTATGCTACAATTAATGATGTAATAGATAAAAAAGATGATCCATTTATCAATTATTTATACACTCAAGATTATTCAGATATTAAAAACAAAAAATTAGTACTTGATTTTTCTCCTTATAAAACAAAAGCTGGGAAAATGATGGCGCATGCAATTTACGCAGATAGCGATAAATCTCTAAACAGAGTTCTTGTATTCTCAAGAAACTTCACTCTTGCGCTTGGAAAAATGAAGCCGGGAACACTATGTATTCCGGAAGTGGGAACACTTGATGATGGATCTAAATTCGTAAAGGATATAAAATGACAAATGAAGAAAACCTTAATGTTAATATTGAACAAATTCTTGCCGCTATCTTAAAGACGGTAAAAAAAATAAATGTAACTGTCGAAGACTTGGTTGCAGATTATGGAGATTATAGTGTTGCAATTGATCAAGAAGAAGATGGAACTCTAACATTTAAGTTGGTGGAAAATGAATCTAGATGATATGGCATTACATATACATAAGACTTCAACAGAAAAAGGGTTTTGGGACCCAATGAATAGAATGGATAAGCAAGATCATTTTATTTTTTATTCAAAGCAATTAGCAATGGTTCATTCAGAGGTAACCGAAGTGCTTGAGGCTTTAAGAAAAAGTAAGGGAGATATTCAGGTTGTTGAAGAACTTGCCGATATTATTATTCGGGTTCTTGACTTATATGTTGGAATGGCTAAACATGAAGCTATTGATTTAACAATTTCACTAGATGATATTCTTAGACGCAAAATTATTTTTAATGAATCTAGAGATAGATTGCATGGGGTGGCTGGATGATTACAGAAGATGTTCTAGCTAAGCTTGATCCAAAAACTCGTAAAAGAGTTCAGATGGCAATTGAAGTTCAAATAGAAAAGCAAAGAACTCCAAGTATTGGATTGAATTTAGCTCTAAGAGGAGGTCTGGGCTTTGGTCGCCAAGTTCTTGTTTGGGGAAACAAATCAGCAGGAAAATCATCGTTTTGTTTGCAAATGATTGCTGAGGCACAAAAGAATGGAAAAATCTGTGCTTGGATTGATGCTGAAGCATCTTATTCTTCTGAGTGGGCTGAAAAGCTTGGAGTAGATTCATCTGCGCTTATTTATTCTTCAGCAAAAACAATTAATGATATGGTTGATGTTGCGGTTCAATTAATTGATGCAGAAGTAGACATTATTGTTGTAGATTCTATTTCTGCATTGCTTCCTGCTATTTATTTTGAAAAAGATGGTAATGAATTAAAAAATCTACAAGATACCAAACAGATTGGTGCAGAAGCAAAGGATATGACGCATGCAGTTAAAATGCTTAACTACGCAAACAAAAACACACTACTTGTTCTTATCTCACAGCAAAGGAATCAGTTTGGAAGCATGCATGCTTCCCATATCCCTACAGGTGGAATGGCAGTCAAATTCTTTTCGTCTACCGTTATTAAACTATGGTCTTCTGAGGCTGAGGCAAATGCTATTAAAAGTGGTGTTCAAGTTGGCGACAAAATTATTGAACAGAAAGTCGGGCGACCAGTCAATTGGATTATTGATTACAACAAGCTTGGTCCCCCAAATCTTTCAGGGCAATACGACTTCTATTATCAAGGAGAATCAGTCGGAGTAGATACTGTTGGCGAAGTTTTAGATGTTGCAGAAATGATGGGTATTGTGCAAAGAGGCGGATCTTGGTACACAATTGAAGAAGAGCGTTTTCAGGGTCGTTCTAAATCAATTGAATATTTAAAAGAAAATCCAAAGATAGTTCAATCACTTAAGGAAAAAATCTATGACAAATTTTGAGTCATTTCTTTCTTCCAAAAAAGATTATGAATCTTTTGAAAAAGTAGAAGGAACATATGGTTGTAAGAATTGTGAAAAAAATGTTGATTTTGCTTATTTTGATCAAAAAAATTTACAAATGTTTTGGATATGTGAAGATAATCATAAAACGCTTGTGCAGATAGGATAATATGTCAGAAAGATCAGAAGCAAAAAGAGATGGAGCAAAACTTCAAAAAAATTCCGGACGAGGCAAAATTCAAAAAGGCGATGCCACTTGGAAAAATTTTGTAGTTGATTACAAAGAATATGAAAGCTCCATTTCTATTAGCCCATCTATTTGGGCTAAAATATGCACAGATACATTTAAAGTAAGTAGAGACAAAAACCCTGTTTTAAAATTAATACTAGGTAGCAAAACAAAAACAAGGTTAGCGGTTATTGAATGGTCGTTGCTAGAAGAATTAATCGAATGCTGGGAGGAAAAAAATGAATGACTTTGATGATTGGTATCAGTTAGGAATTGACAAAGGTTGGATTAGTCCGGGTTTTTGTTTTACTCATGATGGAGATGCCTACATGAATGAAGAAGAGGAAAAGGCTTGGGAAGATGGCGGAGACCCATGTTGCCCAGTAGTGAAAGTGTTTGCAGTACAATGAGTGATACCACTTTAGAAATTATTAGTCAGGTTACTGAATTCAATGATTTGTCTGAGTTTATGCAAGATAAAGATTTAGACAAAGCATTAGAGTTTGTGATAAAATTAGTTATGAAGCCTGATGTTCCATCGGCAAAAGCTCCGGAACTTATTATTCAATTGCAGGCTCTTAGTGCAAAGTTTTCTGTTTTAGCAAGATATTACACCACTTTTGAAAAAGGTGGCGAGGCATCAAAGAAAAAAAATGCTTACTATACAATGTCTGATTGCTTGGATAGACTAGTCGATGCACTTAAATATTCAGCGAAATTTGGTGTTTAATGGGAAGAAAAATTATTGGAAACTTAAAGTTTCAAAAAGCTGCAGCAGACGGCTTTGATGCAAATGAATTTGCAGCTTTGCTAGAGCAAGCTTATGAGGGAGATGGAAATCAGAGTGGATTCAAACAAAAAACAACTTTTAGCCCTAGCACTATTGGTTATGGATATGGAAACTGTGGACGGTATTGGTTTATTGCCTTTGAGGGCGCGGAATTCGAAGAGAAATTTGACGCAATGGCAAGGGCTAACATGGAAAACGGAAAATTTGCCCATGATAGGCTCCAAGCCAAAATGGAACTTACTGGCAAGGTTAAGTTTCTGGAAAAAGAAGTAAAAAGTGATGACCCACCAATTCGTGGATTTATTGACTTAGGTCTTGACTGGGATGGCGAAGAAGTAATTGGTGAAATTAAAACTGCTAAGGAAGAAATTTATCTTCACAAGCAATCAAGCATGAAGCCTTCTCCGAACCATTTACTACAAATTCTTACATATATGAAGTTGCGCGGCTCCAAGCAAGGATTTATGTTTTATGAAAACAAAAATGATCAAAGTTTTCTTATAATTCCTGTTAACATGAATAAAACAAATGAAGAACTAATTGATTATGTATTTGAATGGTTGCGGGAAGTAAGAAAAAATTGGGAAAATAAAACTTTGCCTAATAGACCTTTTACAAAATCTACAAGCGCATGTACATATTGTCCAGTAAAGAAAGTTTGTTGGAAAGAGTTGGGCGAAGGAGAAATTGAAATAGAAGCCCTCAAGGTGCCAAAGTGATTTGTGCCTACGAAGAATGCAATAATCATTTTATTCCTAAGACTCATAATCAAAAATATTGCTGTGATGAATGTTGCAGAACTGCAACTAATCTTAAAATAAAACAAAAGTATTATGATGAAAAAAATAGAAAAAACGGAACAAAAAGATATTGTTCTAATGCAAATTGTAAACTTGAATTAAGTAGATACAATTCAGATAAAACTTGCACAACTTGTCAATTAAAAAAAGAAAAAGAAAAAACAAAATTTATGTTAAATGCGGTAAAAAATGTCATTGGCTAAACTTGCAAGCAAAAAAGGCAACAGAATTCTTGGCGTAGATGCAAGTACAAATTCTATTGCTTTTTGCATAATAGACAAAAAGAAAGTTGTTAAGTATGGAGAAGTGGTATTTGCTGGCGGCAATATCTATGATCGCGTATTGGATGCTAAAAACAAAGTAGCAGCATTAAGGAAACAAGGGTTTTTTGATGTTGACTATATGGCGATTGAAGCCGCTATCATGGTACGCAGTGTCCATACTGGTATTAAGATGGCTTATGTTTTTGGAGCAATTATGGGGGAGATCTTGTCAAACAAGATTGAAGTGGTTGAAGTTCACCCCATAACATGGCAATCCTTTATTGGAAACAATAACTTTACAAAAGCTCAAAAAATACAGGTTAAAAAAGACTATCCCGGAAAATCTGAGACTTGGTATAAAGGAAAAATCCGGGAGATGCGAAAGGATATAACAAATGCATTTGCTAAAAAGCATTCTGTTATTACTAGCTCCGATAATGTTTCTGACGCTTTTGGTATCGCTTGGTATGCTGCTAATGAAATAGTGGAGGCTTAATGAAATTATACGAAAATAAAAATTGGTTGTATAATAGGTATGTCGTACAACGTAAAAATATTGTTGAGATAGCAAAAGAAGCTGGCTGTAGCCATATGACTATTCAACGCGCCCTTAAACAATTTGAGCTTACTAGGAAAGGATAGTTTTTATGTCTGTTTCTGTTTCAGGAAAATACAGTTATGGTTGGCAAGAACTTAATATTTTTTATAAAAAACATTCTCATGTTAAAATTGGAAATTTTTGTAGTATTGCTCAAAATGTTACTATTTTTTTAGATTCTGGACATACATATAAAGACTGGTTAACCTCGTACCCCTTTAAAAGTTTAAATCAGGATGTTTTTAATAATTTTGCAGAAATCCCATTTCCAGAAGAGCTTAATAAAAATAAAGATGTTAATATTGGAAATGATGTTTGGATTGGACAAAATGTTATAATAATGGGTGGTGTAACAATTGGAGATGGATCTATTGTTGCTGCAAATTCTCATGTTGTAAAAAATGTTCCTCCATATTCTATTGTTGGAGGAAATCCTGCAAAAATAATTAATTATAGATATGACGAACAAACAATTAATAATCTTTTAAAAATTAAATGGTGGTCTTGGGAAGATGAAAAAATTAATCAGTACCTACCACTCATTTGTCAATCAAATCCTCAAAAATTAATTTTAGCTTATGAAAAGGAGAGCAATGAAAAAGATTTACTCTAAATTAAATGCACAAAAGATACTACATCTTATTAACAGGTTTGATGAAATTGATGGAAGAACTGATGTGGCTCCAGATGACCAATTTATTCAACTTGCAACATTAAAACATGATAAAGGAAAAACATTCAGGGCACATCAGCATATCTGGAAAGATGGAAAGACAAGCGTTATTGCACAAGAATCTTGGGTAGTAATTCAAGGCTCTGTAAAAGTATTCTTTTATGATACAGATGGAACACTAATTGACACAGATATTATAGGTCGTGGAGACTGCTCTATGACATTTGAGGGTGGTCATAATTATGAAATACTTGAAGACAATACAGTTGTTTATGAGTATAAAACTGGTCCCTATACAGGTGTGGAGAATGATAAGGTATTTTTAAATGGCTAATTACGAATGGAATGGTGCTGAAAATGAAATGGCAAAATACTTAGCATCTTGTCAAAAAGCTGCAGATAATGATATTTTCTTTGCCTCTTTTAAAAAAGACAAAGATTATTGTCATATGTTGGAACATGTTTCTTATGAAATTGGAGAATACTTTATTGACAACATGAAAAACATTGATAGCTTGACCCCAGAAAAAATTAAAAAGTTTAAAGAAAACGATTTTTATGGATTTGCAAATCTTCAGGAGTATAAAGAATTTGGAATGATTTCCCCATCAACCGTTAGATATGTAAAAAATACTTTAGACATTTTAAATTTTCTCAAAAATAAAGAAGTAAATACAATTGTTGAAATTGGTGGGGGGTACGGAGGTCTATGCAAGACATTAAGTGCATTAATTAATTTTACAGAATACACCCTAATAGATTTACCAGAAGCAAATAATTTGAGTAAAAAATATCTAAACAAATTTAATGATACTTTTGGTAAAGTGAATCAAGTTTCCTGCTTTGAGTTTGAACCTATAGATTCAATAGATTTGTTTATTAGCAACTACGCTTTTTCGGAATGTAGTTTAAAAATTCAAAAAGATTATTACGAAAAAGTTATTATTAATGCAAAAAACTTTTACATTATTTACAATAATATTTATGAGAATAATTTAACTCATGAGGAATTTATAAAACTTGCAGAAAAAAATTTTGATATTCTTGTAGAAGAAGAAATCATTCCAAATCACAGAAATTATATTTTGTATGGCACTAAAAAATAAACAAAAAGACATTTACATAAATGATTTTGTCTCTATTACTAGACCAGAATTGGTAAAACTAGGAAATCATATAGCAATTGATTTTGGTTTTACTTGCACAACCCAGTTGATGATTGGAGATTATGTTCATATTTCTCCAAATGTTTCTGTGATTGGTGGCAAAAAAACTTCTTTAGTCATTGGAGATTTTTGTTTTATATCTGCAGGAGCCAAACTAATTTGTGGTTCAGAAAAATTTTTGGGAGAAGGATTAATAGGTCCACTAATTCCAGATGAATATAAGGATGATCAAATCCTAGAACCTATTTTTTTGGAAAGGTTTTCTGGAATCTGCGCTAATTCTGTAGTGATGCCCGGTGTTACTATGGCAGAAGGATCGATACTTGGAGCAAATTCATTTTTAAAAGAATCAACTGAGCCTTGGACTATTTATGCAGGAAGTCCCGCAAAGCCAATAAAAAAAAGAAAGAGTGAGATTATGTATCAATACGCAAAGGATATGGGATATGAATACTCCTAATTTTGATATAGTTTCTGATTTTGAGAAACAGATAGCATACTTCTTTAATGCCCCCTATGCAATAGCGGTGGATTCTTGTACTCATGGAATAGAGCTTTGTGCTATATATAAAAAGATTGAAAAGATAAGTGTCCCATGTAGGACATATTTGTCTGTACCAATGTTATCAAATAAACTAGGATTGCCACTTGAGTGGAGAGATGAGTCTTGGCAAGATTATTATTATCTTGGTGGGACAAATATTATTGATGCTGCAGTTCTTTGGAAGAAAGATAGTTATATTCCTAATACCTTTATGTGTTTGAGTTTTCAGTATCAAAAACATTTGAGCCTTGGTCGCGGAGGGGCGATATTGTTGGATAACAAGGAAGACTACAAAATTTTAAAGAAGATGTCTTATGACGGAAGATTACCCAATGTTCCTTGGAGAAATCAAAACATTGATACATTCGGGTATCATTACTACATGACACCAGAGACGGCAAAAATAGGTTTAGAAAAGCTTCCAAATGCTATAATAGATATACCAAGAAAGTGGGTAGTCACAGATTGGGTTGACTTGAGAGAAATGGATATTTTTAAATGAAGAAAGCTTTAATTACAGGAATTACTGGGCAAGATGGTAGCTATCTTGCAGAACATTTATTAGAATTAGGATATGATGTTCATGGTATCGTAAGGAGACAATCAGTTGCAGAGCATCAAAGCTCTAGACTAGATGCTATCAATAATGATATTACAAGATACTATGGAGACATGCTTGATGAGCATTCACTATACAACATTGTTGAAAAAGTTCAACCAGATGAAATTTATAATTTAGCTGCCATGAGTCATGTTAAAATTAGTTTTGATGTTCCAGCTTTTACAATTAAAACAAATTCCTTGGGCGTACTTAATGTTTTAGAGGCATACCGAAAGTATGCACCAGATGCAAAATTTTATCAAGCCAGTTCTTCAGAAATGTTTGGAAATTCTGTAGATGATGATGGTTGTCAAAGATTAACAACATCAATGAATCCTGTAAGTCCATATGGGTGTTCTAAGGTAATGGGTTACAATCTTACCAAGCATTATCGAAATGCTTATGGATTACATGCATCAAACGGAATTCTTTTTAACCATGAATCACCAAGAAGAGGAACTAATTTTGTTACACATAAGGTGGTGAAGGGTGCGGTAGAAATTAAAAAAGGTCTTGCAAACAAACTTGAATTAGGAAATTTGGATTCTAGTAGAGATTGGGGTCACTCATATGACTATGTTCGTGCTATGCATCTTATTACAAATAATGATGAAGCTAGAGATTGGGTTGTATCAACTGGAGAAACTAGAACTGTAAGAGAACTTTGCAAATATGTATTTTCATCATTAGATCTCAACTATGAAGATTATGTTGTGCAAAATCCAGAATACATGAGAGCAGAAGAACTTAAATATCTTCGTGGAGATTCTAGTGAAATTCGTGAAAAACTTGGCTGGCAACCAAAGTATAACTTTAACTCTTTAATGGATGAAATGATTGAAACTTGGATGAAAAGAGTATCTTAAAATGATTGGTTTTAATGATTTGGGGTCAAAGGGTTGGCTAGGAAATCAAATGTTCCAGTATGCTGGACTAAGAGGAATTGCTGCAAAAAACAATTATGAATTTTGCATCCCCCCAAATGATGAAACTCGTGTTCATAATTATTCTTTATTAGAGTGTTTTGAAATGTCTAATTGTAACAATATTCAGTATATTAATGCTGCAACATATCATTCAGATTACACAGATTTGCCCAATTCATGTAAATTTGAATTTAGTCAAGAAATGCTGGATAATTGCCCAGATGAGGTAAACATAACTGGTTTTTTTCAATCTGAAAAATATTTTAAGCATATTGAATATAGTATTCGTCAAGATTTTAAGTTTAAAAAACAATATCTATATGAAGCAAAAAGTTTTATTTCACAATTTGAAAAAAATCCAATATTCTTGCATATTAGAAGGCAAGATTATATTGCTTCTGGAAATAATTTTCATATACAAACTGAAGAGTATTACAGGGAGGGGCTTAAGTATTTTTCAGAAGATTTGCCAGTCATTATCCTGTCTGATGACATTGATTGGTGCAAGTCACAGGATATATTTTCTTCTGAAAGATTTTTATTTTATGAAAAGCAACAAAGGTTTTCCAGTATTGTCCCGGGATACTCATACCCAGCTTTGGTCCCATTTGTGGATTTATGCATTATGAGTCTATGCTCTGGGGGAATTATTTCTAATAGCACCCTTAGTTGGTGGGGTGCATGGTTAATTGAAAAAGAAAATAAAATTATTATTGCTCCTAAAAATTGGTTTGGCGCAGGGCTTGTTCACAAAAATACTCAGGATATTATACCTAAAGAATGGATCAAATTATGAAAAAAGAAGAAAGTATATATAAATTATCGGTAGCTATTGTGGCTCATGACTTTGAAGGGAAAAGTCTGGATTACTTTAAAAGACTATTAGATTCAATAATCATGCAAAATCTTCATAATTTTGAAGTAATCATTTCAGATCAGAGTGGAAATAAAAAATTTTTAGAAGTAATTCAAGAAACAATAATTCCTTCCTGTATTGACTTTAAGTATTTTGAAAGTCAGTCAACCAATGCTTCAGAAAACCTTAACTTTGCTATATCTAAATGCTCTTCTGAATTTATTAAAATTATGTTTTTGGATGATTTTTTTCATTCTCCAAACGCCTTGAGTAGATTCAATGATGCATTTATTAGTGGAGCAAAATGGGTTGCATCTGCACAAACACATTGGGACGAGCAAGCACAACACTACTATCGTGATATGGTTCCTTGTTGGAATGATCAAATGGTTTCTGGAAATAATACTATTGGCAATCCTTCAGTAATTGCTTTCCAGCATAATAAGAAATTTAAATTTGATAATAGATTGTTTTACTTATTTGATACAGATTTTTATCAATTTTTGAAAAATATTTACGGCGAACCTTATATTTTAAATGAGATTCTAATTGCCACTTCTGCAAATAATGGTGGCGCTTCTCAAAGTATACCAAGCCAAGAAAACTTTAATGATCTTTTACAAGAAGAATTAAAAATATCATATGAAAACCGTTTTGTTTCCTGTAAAGATTGTAAAAATGGAGGTCTTAATTGTGAAATCCCAAGCTAGTTTTGCAACTTATAGTTTAGTTAAAACGGATAAAGAAAAAATAGAAGATATGCGAATTATAAGAAATGATTGCAGACTATTTATGACAAATAATCAAAACGAAATTAGTAAATCAGAACAAGAAAAATGGTTTAATGAACTAGATAATAATTATCTTATTCCATTTGTTTTTTATAAATATTTTGGTTTAACTGCACAAGAACCCATTGGTTATGCAATTATTAAAAATGAAAAAGATTCAGTCTGGTTAACAGGTGGATTAATATCTAGTTATCGTGGGAAAGGTATTGGAAAATTGCTTTTTGAAATGATTGTTGAAAAAGCTAAAAAATATAACAAAAAAATAATGCTGGACGTATTAAAAACTAATATTAATGCTATTTCTCTTTATACAAAAATAGGATTTGTACTTTCCAGCGAAAATGAAAAAGTTTTTATTATGGAGTATCTGGTATGAAGATTTTAATTTTATTAGCATATTACAACAGACCAGAAATGGTACGGATTGCCTTGCAATCTATAGCAAATCAAGACTATGATAACTGGGAATTAGCATTTGTAGATGATGGAAGTGATATTTCCGGAGAAAACATAGTAAAAGAAATGTTAGGAAATCACTTACATAAAATAAAATTTTTTAATACAAATGATACTAAGGATCAAAAAGTTTTGCAGGGCGGAAGTATCTTTGGAAAGTTTTGGAATAATGCTATGTATAATACCGATGCAGATATAGCAATTATGTTATGTGACGATGATGCCTTATACCCAGAATACTTAAAAAAACTTAATGAATATTATTCAAAAAATAATGTTAATTATTCTTTTGGTCATGTCTCCCTATTTGACCCATCTGTAGAAAAAGATATTAACAGCATTACCGATAATTTAAATACTTGGCTAAATAATCATTATGGACCAATTCATCCAGCAAATCAAGTAGATGCTAGTCAAGTTTCTTGGAAAATAGATGCAATAAAAAAGTTTGATATAAAGTTTTCATATCCGAAAACAGCAGATTTAGATTCTGATTTATATATGCAACTATATAATTATTTAGGTTATTGTCCCTATAATGCTATAATAACACAATATAAAGGTTGGCATCAAGACCAACTTGGCAATAGAAAACATACCGCACCATACGAAGTGAGTGATAATTAATGATACCTCTTTTTAAAGTAAGAATGTCTGACAATGTAATTGAAAAGCTTTCCCCAGTTTTATATTCGGGTTACATTGCTCAAGGAAGTAAAGTAGATCAATTTGAAGATATTCTTTGGAAAAATTTTAAGTCTAAAAGCAAGCCAATAACAGTTAATTCTGGAACAGCAGCAATTGATTTAGCTTTAGAGCTATGTGATGTTAGATTTGGAGATGAAGTTATCTCCACTGCACAAACATGTTTTGCGACTCAAATTGGAGCAATGCATAGGGGGGCAAAAATTCGTTGGGCAGATATCGACCCATTGACTGGATTAATTGATCCAAAATCAGTTGAAAAACTTATTACTTCAAAAACTAAAGCAATTATTGCTGTAGATTGGGCTGGTAAGATTGCTGACTACAAAGCTTTAAAATCTTTTGGGATTCCAGTAGTTGAAGATGCCGCACATTGTTGGGATATTTTTCTGGAAGAAAATATTGAAAGAGGAGATTATATTTGTTATAGTCTGCAAGCAATCAAGTTTTTAACTACTGGAGACGGTGGAATTTTAATTGCGCCCTTGGAAAAAGAAAAGCAAGGAAGAATTTTAAGATGGTTTGGTTTAGACAGAGAACAAAAAGAAGATTTTAGATGCACTCAAAACATTCAGAAAGCTGGATTTAAATATCACATGAATGATATTGCAGCCACGATAGGCATTGAGAATATTAAATATGCAAACGAATCAGTTCTTAAACATAAGAAAAATGCAGAAGTTTTTTGCAAAGAGTTTGCAAATCTAGACTATGCCACAGTTCTGCCGTATGATAAAAATTCTTCTTATTGGATTTTTTCTATTGTTTTAAATAATGGAGTAAACAGAGAAGAATTTACTTGCTATCTTAAAAACAATAATATTGCTTCAAGTCCAGTACATTTTAGAAACGATGAGTATGATGCAACAGCTTCTTTCAAAGAGGAAGTATTGCCAGCACTTGAATTTTTTACGGAACAACAAATAAATGTTCCAGTAGGATGGTGGCTAACAGAAAAAGATTTGAGTCATATCATTAATGTTGTAAAGGAATACAAATGCTAGTAGCAGGAATCACGCAGGTAAGAAATGAATTCGATAATATTGAATTTACTATCTATCATCATCTCCAACAGGGGTTAGACTTTATTTTAGTTTCAGATAACGGATCTACTGATGGAACACTAGAAGTATTACGAGATTTGTCAAAAAAATATGATAATATTATTTTGTTTGAGGATGATGGTCCATTTCATCAATCGGCAACACAAACATTTTTAGCAAGAGAAGCTTATAAGTTAGGTTGCGATTGGGTTGTACCCTTTGATGGAGACGAGCTTTGGTTGTCACAAAACTCTATAAAAAAAGATTTGGAAAGCATAACAGCATCATCAATTAAGATAGAGATTCAAAACTTTGTACAAAAAACTGAACATTCAAATAAAATTTATGCAGATGTTCAGTGGAAAATCCCCAGTTATGCTCAAAACGCAACACAATATGAAATAGAAAATAAAATTAAGTCAAATGTTGAACTTCCTTGGACACCAAAACATATTATTAGAACTTCAGAAAATCTAATTATTCATGCTGGTGCCCATCAATACGAAAATCAAGATCAAAATTGTATTGTAGATAATAGATTTATTATTTTTCAAGTTCCAATTAGATCATATGAGCATTTAGTTAGAAAAGGTGAGCAGGGAATAAGATTAAAAGAATCTGGATATTCATATACTCATGGCTGGGAATGTCATCGCTGGGGAGATATGTTAAACGCTGGACAGCTCCATGCTGAGTGGGTAGCAAACTCTGAGTCAGATGGAGTCTTAACTAGATATGATGGTTCAACATTTTCTTTAGAACTTGACAAAACTATACAAAAAATATATAATGAATTTTTAACAGAGAGGAAATAAAAATGAAAAGAGTATTGCTCACAGGAGCAAGTGGATTTGTAGGAAGCCATGTGTTGCGACACATTATTCTTAATACAGATTGGTATGTTGTATGCCCTACAACCTTTACGCACAAGGGTTTGCAGGACAGAATTCGTGTTGCCCTAGATGACATTCCAGATGCATACAAGCGCGTCAAGGTAATTCGTTGCGATTTCACATCACCAATTTCACCTATCACCGCACATGAGTTCGGCAAAATTGACTATGTAATTAATGTAGCATCCGAAAGCCATGTTGATCGAAGCATTGAATATCCTGCTCCTTTCATTATTAACAATGTATCTTTGATTTGTCACCTGCTTGATTGGGCTAGAATTGCTCAGCCAGAAAAATTTTTGCAGGTATCAACCGATGAAGTTTATGGTCCTGCTTCAACAGGCTATGCTCATCAAGAATGGATTGATCAACATCTTCCAAGTAATCCATATGCTGCTAGTAAAGCAGCCCAAGAAGATATTTGTTTCTCCTACTGGCGTACATATGGAATTCCTATGGCTATTACCAATACCATGAATATTATTGGCGAGACACAGGACCCAGAAAAATTTATGCCTATGACTATTAAGCGTGTTCTTAATGGAGAAAATATGACTATTCATGCATCTCCTGAAGGTGAAATTGGCAGTCGTTTTTACCTTCATGCTCGTAACCAAGCAGATGGTTTATTACATGTTTTAAATCAACCATTTAGATCCTATGGAGAAGTTGATATGCCAGAGCGCTTTCACATTGTTGGAGAACGCGAAGTAAATAATCTAGAGATGGCACAAATGATTGCAAAAGCAACAGGGAAACCATTAAATTATGAACTTGTAGATTTCCATTCATCTCGTCCCGGACATGATTTGCGTTATGCCCTTGATGGAAAGAAAATGGCAGAATCGGGTTGGAGCCTTCCAATTCCACTAGAAGAGTCTATTGAAAAAACGGTTAAGTGGACACTTGACCATCCAGAGTGGCTTAATATTTAATACTATGACTATTGCTCTTATTGTTCCTGTTTTAAAAAGGTTTGACCTTTTTACTTACATGATAAAAACTGTTGATTGTGAAATCAAACCGTATGTAATACCTAATTATGAATTTAATATGGGTGTATCCGCTGCTTGGAATGAAGGAATGAGGCAGGCATTGTCAGATGGCTATGAATATGCTATCATTACCAATGACGATGTTCGGTTTGACAAAAACTGTATAAAGCAAATAGAAAAAAGTTTAAAAGAAACTGATGCTGTCATTGTTTGTGCAAATCAAAATGCAATTCATAATTTTAAAAATAAATTAATTGAAGGTGCAGACTTCTTTTGCTTTGGAGTCAACATATCAAAACTGATTAACCATTGCGGGTTTTTTGATGAAAATTTTTATCCTGCATATTTTGAAGATAATGATATGGAATACAGGATTAAGCTGACAGGTTTAAAGAGTTTTATTAATACTCGTGCAATTGCTTATCATGAGCAATCGGCAACACAATTTGCCGATGATCCAACAAGGACAAATCCGTTCAGATGGAATTGTCGCCCAGAAAAATTTGAAGAATTAAGAGGATATTACATAAGAAAATGGGGAGGAAATCCCAGAGAAGAAAAGTTTATACATCCTTTTAATAAAGATAAAACACACATATGGGAATGGGAGAAAAATGCAACTATACAATAACAATAAGCAACTGTGTTTTGACGATATCCTTCTTGTGCCGCAAGCATCAGATGTGGTGTCAAGATCAGAAGTAGGATTGTCAATGTCAATCGGATATGATAAAAAAGCAATTGAGCTTTATCTTCCTGTTGTAACAGCACCTATGGACACTGTTTGCGAAGAGACAATGGCAACAGAAATTTCCAGCTACGGTGGATTAGGAATAATTCATCGCTTTATGGATTTTGAACAACAAAAAAATCAAGTTTTTAATGTTGCAAAAAAAGGACTTACAGTTGGAGCAGCAGTAGGTCTAAAAGATGCAGCAAAAAATGCACAAAGTCTAGCCCTTTCAGGTGCAAAAGTTATTTGTTTAGATATTGCAAATGGACATAGCAGTTTAGCAGTAGATGCAGTCAGAGAAATAAGAAAATTGTTACCAGATATTCACATCATGACAGGAAATGTTTCAACATGGGATGGATTTTTGGCGCTCTCCTTAGCTGGAGCTGATTCTATCCGCGTAGGTATTGGCGGAGGTTCAATGTGTACGACCAGACTGGTGACTGGTCATGGCATGCCAACATTATCTTCTATTATGGATATTAGATCAATGCTTGAAAGAATGGACCTTCCAACCTCCATTATTGCAGATGGTGGCATTAGAAATGCTGGAGATATGGCTAAAGCTTTTGCCGCAGGATCAGATGCAGTAATGTTGGGTTCTGTGTTAGCAGGACATGATGAATCTCCGGGAGAATTAATGTTTGACAATGCTGATAGACCATTTAAAAACATTAGAGGTATGGCTAGCGCAGAAGCTCAAATTAATTTTAAAGGCTCTGCATCAGTTGTGGAAGGAATTTCTTCAGAAATTGCTTACAGGGGGGCGGTATCAAATACTTTAAACGAAATTCGCGGCGGTCTGGCAAGCGCATGTTCTTATTCTGGAGTTTATCAATTAGAAGACCTTGCATATAATTCACAATATGTAATAGTATCAACCAATAGCGTAAAGGAGAATCAACCTCATGGTCAAAGAAACATATGATTTAATGAAAAAAATTAATAATAATTTAAGGCTTGCTCCTTCAGGTGAAGTAATTTTTGAAAGATGTTTGCGTCTTGCTGAAAATCTTATTGCAAAAAATATTTCATATGGCGATTCAGCACTAAATCCAAATCCAATTTTTTCCAAAGGTGGTCAAAATGAAAGCCTTGCATCACGCATTGATGATAAATTGAATCGTATTGCAAATAGTCAATCATACCCCGGAGACAATGATCTTGACGATTTATTAGGGTATCTGGTATTATATAGTATATATAGAGAGCGAGAAATCGGAAATGGGTATGAAGAGCTATCTAAGGAGAGAGCATGCCGACCTACACATTTAATTGTTTAAATTGTGATACAACTTTTGAAAAAGTTGTAAAGATGGATGATAGAGATAATCAAATTTGCAAAGAATGTGGTTATAAACTTATTAGGTCAATTGATCGTCCGGGACTTGTATGGGCACCCACAGCTGGAGGATATAGGTGATTAAATGGTTAAGAAAAAAATCAAAAGCACGGAACTTAAGCCTTACTGGTATAACCCTTATATTTCTGTGTTTTATGAGCTGGAGTTTAATAAAAAAATGGTTGTTTCGGGGACTAGACTTAAAATTAAAGGATCTAGAGGAAACTTTGTTTTTCACAAACTAGTCCATCATTCTAAGCTTGACAAAACTTGGATTGATTGCATGGATGACCACACTGGCGAGTATAGGTCTTTTTATGTAGATAGAATTAAATCTATTATTCCGCCAAAAAGGAGCAGAAAAGATAAATGAATGAATTAGAATTAGTTGAACGCTTTGACAAAATGAATAAAGTTGTTGAAGAAATGCTTAAGGGAAGTAGTCCTACGCAAATTGCAAAACAATTGTCAATGTCTCGCACACAAGTAATTGAATTGACAGATGAATGGAAAAATATCATTCATAATGATAGTAATATTCGTGCAAGAGCAAGAGAAGCCCTCGCGGGCGCAGACCAGCATTTTGCTATGATTATTAGCAAAGCTTGGGAAACTGTAGAACAAGCAGATGCTAATTCACAATACAACACTAAAGCTCAAGCTTTAAAGCTAATTGCTGATGTTGAAAGTAAGCGTCTTGACATGTTAAATAAAGCAGGAGTGCTTGAAGACAATGGACTTGCTAATCAAATTCTTGAAACAGAAAAAAAGCAAAAAATTATTGTTGATCTTTTAAGAGAAGTAACTGCAACTTGTAATAGTTGTAAGCAAGAAGTTGCTCGCAGAATTTCTCAAATTACTGGACAAGTAGAAGCAATCAGGATTGATTAATGTTTAATTTTAATGATTTTTTAGAAGTATTAGAAGATGATGTTCTTGAAGAAAAACCTGTGCCAATTGAGGAATTTGTTATATCTAAAGATTTTTTAGGTTTGCCCCCACTCTCTGAACATCAATATACAATGATCAAAGCTTCAACACAAATTTATAAAAAAGAAACATTAATTCAAATTTATGGAGAAGAAGAAGGAACAAAAAAATATAAGCAAACTTGTAATGAGATTATCTATCAACTAGGTAAAGGTTCAGGAAAAGATTATACATCCACTATTGCTTGTGCTTATATAGTTTACTTATTGCTTTGTTTAAAAGATCCTGCGGGATATTATGGAAAACCACCGGGCGACAGTATTGATATTATTAATATTGCTATAAACGCAGAGCAAGCTAAACGAGTATTTTTTGAAAACTTTGTTAAACGCATTACAAGATGCCCTTGGTTCGATGGAAAATACGATCCAAAGGTTGCAAGCATTAAATTTAATAAAGAGATTACAGTACACTCTGGGCACTCTCAGAGAGAGTCTTGGGAGGGCTATAATGTTCTTGTTGTTATTCTTGATGAAATTTCAGGATTTGATTTAGATTCCACATCTGGAAGTGAGCAGGCAAAAACAGCAGGTGCTATTTATAAAATGTATAGGGCATCTGTAAATTCACGATTTCCAGATTATGGAAAATTAATTCTTTTATCATTTCCTAGATATAAAAACGATTTTATTCAGCAAAGATATAATGAAGTAGTTGCCGATAAAGAAATTATTATTAGGTCTCATAAGTTTAAACTTGATATAGATTTGCCTGATGACACAGAAGGAAATGAATTTACAATTGAGTGGGAAGAAGATCACATTAGAACCTATTCAATTCCAAAAGTTTTTGCTTTAAAAAGACCTACATGGGAAATAAATCCAACTAGAAAAATTGAAGATTTTGCTATTGATTTTTATTCAGATCCAATCGATGCTTTATCTCGTTTTGCTTGCATGCCTCCAGACGCTGTAGATGCATTTTTTAGGTCAAGAGAAAAGGTTGAAGCAGCATTTAGGTCCATGAATTTGGCTATTGACGATAATGGTAGATTTGCAGAATGGTTTCAACCTAAAGATGATAAGTACTATTTTATTCATGTAGACTTGGCGCAAAAGCATGATCATTGTGCAGTAGCCTTGGCGCATGTTGAAAGATGGACTACAATGAAAATTGCGGGACAAATGAAAGAAGCTGCTCCATATGTTATAGTGGATGCCGTAAGATGGTGGACACCTACCTCAGATAAATCTGTAGATTTTACAGAAGTTAGAGATTATATTACTTCATTAAAGCATCGCGGATTTAATATAAAACTTGTTACATTTGATCGATGGAACTCTCATGACATGATGGAATCTTTAAGAGCCTATGGAATGAATGCTGAAATACTTTCTGTTGCTAAAAAGCATTATGAGGATATGGCTCTTGTTCTTATGGAGGAAAGACTAGAAGGTCCTAGAATTCAATTGTTAATTGATGAATTATTGCAGTTAAGAATTGTTAAGGACAAGATTGATCACCCGCGTAAAGGCTCCAAGGATTTAGCTGATGCTGTTTCAGGCGCTATTTATAACGCTGTAAGCAAAACACCTAAAGATTTTAATCCAACCATTGAGATTTATAATTACGACAGAGAAGATGAAGATTTAGATAAAAAAGCATTACAAGAAAAGGGAGCAACTACAATTAAACTTCCTGAATCTCCAGATATTCCTGATTACATTAAAGATTTTCTTGAAAGTCATATTAATGATGAAAATCCTGACGGATATGTTGACAGATTTTCTATTTTGTGAGTATAATACTCCTATGGGGCAGTAGCATAATCGGTAAATGCATCAGGCTTATATCCTGACGATAGTGAGTTCAAATCTCACCTGCCCTACGGAATGGTAGGTAGCGCATTTTAGGATGGATTAGTTACCCTATAACCGAGTGGCAGAGTCCCAGTGTGAGATAGTTCTCCGACCCATTTGATGCAGGACTCGTCAAGGCTCTACCTACCATTCTTATATGTGATAAAATATACAAGAGGTAAATATGCGAACTATAACAAAGCAAGAAATCGTAGAGATTCTAAGGGGTCGTGATGGCGACTCCTGCTTTATTTGTAAGGGTATATTTGTTGACGAACCTCCAACAATTGATCACTGGATTCCTCGTGCTGCAAAAGGTTCAGACGATATTGAAAATCTTAGACTAACTCATCGAAAATGTAATACCGAAAAAGCCGATAGAATTCCTAATGAAGATGGTACAATTCCTGAGCGTGGCATGAATAGTTTTGATAGACATAAATTTAAAAGAATGAATAAAAAAAAACTAAAAGAAAAAGTATGTCGCGTATGCGAAGATGGAAGACTTTTACAAAAAGATAATTTGTGTCACACCTGCGGCACAAATCCCGGACCCGAACATGCTCCGCATTATCTTAAAAGACCTTCTCATAAATGTGATCATAATCTTAACTGGTGCTGGGCTTGTTCAATAGGAATTACAGAAAGAAAATCAACAATGCAAAATTTATTAACAGGATGATATAATAGTTATTATGCCATACGAAATTAAAAACAATGTAGAAGGTTGCAGCGGTTATGCTGTTGTTTTGCAGAAAACAAATAAAATTGTTGGATGTCATAAAACAAAACAAGACGCTATTAAACATCTTGCTGCCCTACAAATTAATGTTGTAAATGCAGAAACAAAAAAGTTATTTTTTTCGGGCGGATCACAATCTTTTAAAATAGAATTTAGTGTTCCAGATTGTCAAGATGGCTGGGCGGTAATGAAAGATGGAACTGGACAAGTTGTTGGTTGTCACAAAACTGAAGAAGATGCAAAACTTCATGCAGAAACACTAACTACACAATTAACAGATATTTTAGGTCAAGAAGTAAGAACAACTAAAAATCCTAATGAATATATAGACAAAGCATATAATGCTGAGTCATTTTGGGATGGGGCTTTTGCTCCTACTGGACAGTTAATTTTAGGTCCAAACTTTGCTTTAGAAAATGAAAATGGAAGGTTTTATTCGCCAATGAATACCCCACCACAAAAAGATGGCGAGCCTTCAGTCGGATATGGAAATAAATCTGGCTATGGCTATAGCAATTCATAATTAAAAAGGAGAAATTAAAATGACAGAAGGTTATTCCTCAACAAGCAACATGAAAGCTGCTGCTCGCAGAGCTTTAGCTTGGCACAAAGATGGAAAGCGCGGAGGAACCATAGTTGGGTTAACCAGAGCAAATCAAATTGTTAATGGTGAAGCGCTCTCTGAAAGTACAATTAAAAGAATGTTTAGTTTTTTTAGTCGGCATGAAGTGGATAAAAAAGCAACTGGATTTAATTCAGGAGAAGAAGGTTATCCATCTCCCGGAAGAGTTGCATGGGATTTGTGGGGTGGCGATGCAGGATTTTCATGGTCAAAAAAGCTTGTTGCTCAAATGGAAAGAAATAAATTAAAAAAGTCTTCCAAGCTTGGAGTAGGAGACATGGTTACATGGAACTCTTCAGGTGGCGCTGCAAAAGGTAAAATTACTAGAATTATTGTGTCTGGCAGCGTTAAAGTTCCAAAAACAGATTTTACTATTACGGGAACAAAAGAAAATCCGGCAGCAATGATTAGAATTTATAAAGATGGCAAACCAACCGATACAATTGTAGGACACAAACTTGATGCATTAAAACGCTCAGGTCTTAAAAAAGTTGTTTTTATTGAAGAAAAAATACCAAATGATGAATACAAAAGTTTAACTGAAGATCAGTTAATAAAATATGAACAATATGAAACATTAGTTTCAGACATATTAAAAAAAATAAGTAAAGGAGATAAATAAAATGACAGAAAAGTCAATTAATGGCTGGGAGCCAATTACTACTAGGTCGGACAAGCGTCTTACCATGAAGATTGTTCCCGGCACAAATGTAAAGCTGACAATGCACAAGGATGTTCTTCCACTTTTCCTTGCACTTGCAGCAGATTTTCACAAGGAAGTTGCACCACTTCGTAATGGTGAGTGTGGCGGTTATGCATTCCGCAAAGCCCGTCAAGCCGCTGCTTATAGTGACCACAGTTCTGGAACCGCAGTTGACCTTAACTGGGGTCATGAGGGTGCTATGGGACCTAAGGGTGGAATGGTTTTCATGAATGATGCTCAGATTAAGGCATGTGCTGAAATTAAGAAGCGTTACCAGATTGTCATCTGGGGTGGAGACAGAGCCAAGGGTGGAGATTACAAGGACCCACATTCTTGGGATCCAATGCACTACGCTTTGAAGTCGGGCGTAACAGTAGCAGATATTCAAAAGGTTTTAAAAAACCTAGGAATTGATGCTAATGGTGTTCGTGCGGGCGCAGGAACAAAGAAGCCAAGTCTTGTAACAAAGATTACAGCTCCTAAGCCAGCTCCAGTTGTTAAGCCAGCATATACACCACCAGCAGCACCAGCAGCCAAGCCAGCACCAGCAGCCAAGCCAGCAGCAGCAGCCAAGCCAGCAGCAGCCAAGCCAGCAGCAGCCAAACCAGCAGCACCTGCTGCAAAGCCAGCTGCACCTGCTAAGCCAGCACCAAAGAAGTAATAAAATTTAGAATAGGATACTTAATATAAAGCATCCTATTCTATTTGCGACTGTTGCATAATGGTAGTGCGCTATCCTTCCAAGTTAGTTGTGCCAGTTCGATTCTGGTCAGTCGCTCTAAATGCCCTTCATGATATAATTAATTAAGCAAACATTTTTGCTTTAGGAGAAGGGGATGTTGAAAAAAGTATTAAGAGTAACTTTAATTATTATATTATTAGTTATAATGGCTTACATTCCATCTTCCCGCGCAGCAGAGCAAACAAATTTAGTTCATAATGGTTCATTTGAAGAACCTAAAATAAACCGTTCTTTTGAATTTACTGAAGTAAAATATTGGCGTGACGGTACATTTGGAGCCTTATTAGAAATATGGAATGCTTCCAAAATGGAATTAACAGCGCCGGATGGCGATCAAATATTAGAATTAAATTCTACTGCTCAACATGAAATTAAACAGGATATTGTTGTTGAACAAAATACAAACTATACAGTATCTTATTTGCATAAAAGAAGAATAAGTATCTGGGAATCTACCGATATAGGTATTGATGGTTCTGATTATGAAATAGCAAGTTATCATTGCTATGAAAATACTGAAGAGTGGCACTTATGCCAAATAAAATTTAATTCTGGTCAAAATTATATGATTACTTTAATTATTAATCCATCAACAAGTGGATCAAAGGGAAATTTAATAGATGATGTAAGAATGACTAAAGATTTTGTTGTCGAGCCAACGCCAACAGTCCAGCCGACAGAAGAACAAACTGAAACACCAACGCCAACGCCAACAGAATCAACATCAGAACCCACTCCAGAACCAACTAGTTCTGGCAGCCCAACTCAGAGCCTTGAGCCAACAATTTTGCCAACTGAGACTGTTTTTCCGCCCTTAGTCGATCCTTCTTCCACCCCTCCAACGGCTGAGCCTGAGCCTTCTTTTTCAAAGCTTCCGACAACGCAAACAACATTAATTGCTCCAATTGAAACACCTTTCCCTTCTGAGTCTGTGATAGATATTGCACCTGATTTTCCTCTTAATGATACCACAGAAGAAAAGGTTAATCAATTAATTAAAAATTTATCTCCCGGAGAAGCAGTTACTGCAGAAGCTTTTGCCGAATCGGGTTTAGATTATTCTGATTTGCCTCCAGAAACTCCAATTGAATTGCCAAATGGGGTAGTCTTGACTGCAGAAATTGCTGATGCTATTCAAATTTTTGAAAATCCCAAGGAAATTATTGAAGCAGTATTTACAGATCCCAAAAAAGCTTTAAAAGCTTTAAGCAATGTGGGTGCTGACTTGCCTCCTAAAAAAAGAAAAACAGCTCAAGGAGCAGTCTTCCCAATGATTATTGTAAGTCAAATTGCAGCGTCAACAACAATGACTTTAATTCGAAGGAGGGTAGGTAAATGATAAAAAAATTCTTTAAATGGGTTAAAGATGCATGGGTAGAAATATTAAATCAAACTTTTACTCTTTTGGGCTTTTTTACTGCGTGGGTGCTTCTTGAAGGAAGTGCAAGAACAATAATCGGATATTCAGTCTTATTGTCCTTGGCAATCTGGTTGATTAGTTTACGAGTAAGGGAGGGAAAAGATAATGGAGAGAGTTAGAACTTTCATCTTAAGAATTCTTGCCACATTTATTGCTACAGCACTAGGAGTCATTGGAGCCGGAGCAATTGCTGGAGTTGATGTATTAAAAGCATGTTTGATGGCAGGAATTGCTGGAGTTGCATCAGTAATTGAAAAAATTGCACGAACCTACATGGAAGATGGAGAATTGACAGATGCTGATATTAATGAAGCATTTGGAGAAGTAGCAGGCGCGGAAACACCTGAACCAACTGTTGAAGCATCTGTAGAAGAAACAGTTGCAGAAGAAACAACTGAGGAGTAATTAGTGCTATAATATAATCTAGAGTGGGCGTATCTCTCACGACTACGCCCACTTTAGAAAATTTAAGGAGATTGAATTATGGAATTAGCAAAAAAGTTAAAAACATTACAAGCCAATGTTTTTCAAATGTATGCTCAAGCACATGGATACCACTGGAATGTTGAAGGCATGTTGTTTAAAGAATTGCATAAATTTTTCTTAAAAATTTATGAAGATGTATTTGATTCCATTGATCCAATTGCAGAAAATCTAAAAAAGTTAGATGACACAGCCCCATTTGGCGCACAAGCATGGCTTAACAATGCTACAGTTACAATTAATGACAGCCAACAGTTGAATCCTATTGAAATGCTTAACAATTTGCAATTAACAAATGAATTTGTTATTGCAGAATTAAAAGATATTTTTATTGTTGCAAGTGCAGAAAATGAGCAAGGCGTTGCAAATTTTATTGCAGGGCGAATTGATCAACATCAGTTCTGGCGTTGGCAAATTAGAGCCACGCTAAAAAAAGTCGTAATCTGACTTGACAAACCAATAATCAATACTATATTATAATCTTTATGCCCTCGTAGCTCAGTGGATTAGAGCAATAGGTTTCTACCCTACAGGTCGGGAGTTCGAATCTCTCCGGGGGTACTTGACAAATTAATATCACATAGGCTATAATAATATAATGCCCGCCAAATGGGGGTAAAATAATACTCGCTGAAAAGGAGAAATAATATGGCTACATATCAAAATGAGCATAAAAGGTTTCAAGGTTATAATAATCCCAATGAATGGAAGCCTGCATATTTTGGAACAAACACTGTCCCAAAGGACATTCTAGATACATTTATCGGATTTGATAAAATGTTTGAACGCTTGTCAAATGTTGAAAAAACAACTGCATTCCCACCTTACAATGTTGTTAGGGCAAATGATGATGCCTTTTACATCGAACTGGCTGTTGCGGGCTTTGATCGCAAAGAGCTTGAGGTTATTGAAGATAATGGTATTTTAATTGTCAAGGGAGAGCAGGAAGAAGATAAAGATGAATATCTCTACAAGGGAATTGCAACACGCAAGTTTACGCGCAGGTTTACACTCGCTGAGTATATGCATGTAAAGGCAGTTGATCTTGTTAATGGTATTCTTTCTATTGCAGTAATTCGTGAAATTCCGGCTGAAAAAAAGCCAAAGACATTTACAATTAAGTAATTTAGGTGGGGCGCAAGCCCCACCATCTTAGTGGGGTAGAGCAGTTGGGTAGCTCGTGAGTCTCATAAACTCAAGGTCGTGGGTTCGAATCCCACCCCCGCCACGCCTCCTTAGCTCAGTGGTAGAGCAACGCACTTGTAATGCGTAGGTCTGGGGTTCGAATCCCTAAGGTGGCTCTTAAAGAAAGAAGGATAAAATGGTTGACCAATATTGGTCGTGGCTACTCTCTATACTTGGAGGGTTTTCTATTTATTTGGCAGGAAAAAAAGATTGGCGGGCATGGGGAATAACCTTACTATGTGAAGCAATCTGGCTAACATATGCAATTACTACAAAACAATATGGATTCTTTGTTGGAGTTGTAATCTATGGCATAATTGCAACCAAAAATTTGGTACAATGGAAACGCGAACATGAAAAAAAGGGGACTGAGTAAATTGAGAATTGGAATGCTTAGCGCCGACTGGGGAGATTACGCTACAAGTAATCCCGGAGGTTGCACATGGATCAGATTCTTTGGTCCCGGTCAAGCACTAATAAATATGGGGCATCAAGTTTCTATCGGAGAATGTGGCTGGAAAGACGATGAAGGATTTGTCACTGTTCCAACTTACCAAAGATTGTCTCATCATGATAGAAGTTTGATTAATGTTAAAGAAGGAGATATTTACGAAGGCAATCTTGATGTTGTTATATTAAAATTATGGATGTGGGAACATGCAAACGAATACATTAAGAAAGCCAGAGACCTAGGTCAAACTGTAATAATTGATATTGATGATTGGTTTGACGGACTTCCAACAACCAACATCGCATTCTGGACGACACATCCAGATAAAGATAAAGCATGGAATAGAAATCACATGCTTAGTACATATAATAATGTCAATGGATTAATTACTAGCACAAAATTTCTTTATGATAATTATTCAAAAAGAAATAAAAATACATACTTAGTCAGAAACTCGTTGGACCCAAATTTTTTTGTTAAAAGATATGATTCTGCAGGAAGTAAACCAACAATTGGTTGGGTTGGAATCATGGTATGGCGTTCGGGAGATATTGAAACTTTGCAAGGATGGCTTGGGCAATTTCTCGACAAACATGATTTAAAGTTTCATCATGCGGGTCTTCTTTTAGATAATGTTAAAGAATTTGCTGAAGTTGCCAAGATAGACCCAGAGAGGCTTCAAGGAACAACAGGATGTTCTCCTCAATATTATGGTAACATCTTGCTGCCATTTGATATTGGAATTGTTCCATTAAACACAATGCCATTCAATGAGGCTAAAAGCAATCTAAAAGGTCTTGAATATGCAATGGCTGGAATTCCATTTGTTGCATCTAGCACTAGTGAATATAGATTGCTTGCGGAACAAGGCGCTGGAAGTGTTGCTACAAAGCCAACTGAATGGCTTAAAAAGTTGGAAAAACTTATTGACCCAGATGTTAGGCGAGAACAAGCTGAAAAAGGATACAATTTAGTTATGGAAAAATATAATATTAATAATGTCGTACACGAATGGTATAATGCTATTGAAGAAATACATTTTGCAAATGATAAAAGGAGAAATAAATAATGGGAAAACATCACGATAAGGTATTAAAAGCCTTAGAAATTCGAATTAAAAATACCCCTGCAGGAGCAGGATTTAACAAACCGGGAAGCATGAATAAGCGCAAGACTGGATATTCAAGACGCGGAAGATAGTAGTATAATAGTCTAGGGGATGATCGGTTTCGACTTTTTTGGATGTAATTGCGAGGCAGTTCAAGTTGTAGAACTTGTAAAAACTATAAAAAAAATAACTATCACAATTAGTGAAAACAAGCTCCGTTCTTTGCTCTCCAACTCATTTGTTGCAGCATAACGGTTGAGCGGCAACTGCTTAGAAACAGAAAGTTGCGTAAAAAAACAAAAAACAGTATAATGTAATAAACGCTAGTGCATAACTGTAACTTTGCAATTATTGAATAAAATGGACGCGGGTTCGATTCCCGCCATCTCCACAAAAGGAATTAATATGGAAAATGAAGAACATGAAAAAGAAATTGAAATGCAGCAGCACCTTATTGACGAAGGTGTTTTAGAAATATATGGAATGTCAGAAGATGGTGAACCTGTATACAGGATGAATTTAATTAAATTAAAAAAAAGTTTTCCACCATTATACAACGAAATAATTGAAGAAATGGATAAAGACCTTATGAATCTTTATGAACAAGGGCTAGTTGATGTTTCATATGATGAAAATTTAGATGCAACATTTAGTTTAACTCCTGAAGCGCATGAATATTTAAGATCAGTTGGCTATGATTTACCCGATTTAGAATAAGGAGTGGTTATGAATAATTTTATTTTTTACTTCTTTCTTTGGCTATCATTAATTGTAGGATTTTGTATTGCCTCATCAATGGCTGCCGGAAGAATGCAAGACTACTGGAGAAAAGGATATGAAGCGGGAAAGCAAAGCAAGAATGATATTGAGTAAAATTTTTATTTATTGTGAAGATAAAACTCATTCTTCATGCCCCGGAAAAGATAAAGATGGCAAAATTACAGTAGTATGTGTTTGTGAATGCCATTCTATGCGCAAAATTAAATGAAATAAGGTATAATAATGATAAGATGTTCTTATTGTTTTAACAATAAGGCAATCTACAGGATTGCAGTGGACACAAAAGTGTCCGGCGAGGAATGTAATCTTGAAATGAAGGTATGCATAAATTGCATACCTATCAATAAATATATAAAAAAGGAGTATGAATGTCTGTAAAACCATTAGGCAAGTTTATTCTTGCCACCCCTGTCGAAGAAGAAAATAATCAAACTAAGTCTGGATTGTACATCACTCTAGAAACGGATGATAAATTGCCAGAAGCTATCGTTGTTGAAATTGGAGACGGTTTCTTTGGTCCAGATGGAACAAAGCATGCCATTCCAGTTGATAAGGGTGACAAGATTGTCTACATTAAAGGTCATAAGACTGATTACGAAAATAACGGTGAAAAATTTGTTTTCATAAGTGCAGAATCAATTATCGCTGTAATAAAATAAAAAAGGAAAGAGGTGAATTAATATATGGATAACAATCAACAGGACATGACACCAGTTCAACCAGCAGTATCTGACAAGATTACCCCAGCCAATCAGGTTGGTCCAATCAATTCAGATACCTATGATCTAAACACCCGCCCACTTTGGGATAGAGGTTATGACATAACTAACCTTGGCATTCATGAGCCAACAACAATGGCAGGAGCAGCAGTTGCGAACCCATTAACTGGAGCAAATGTTTCAATGACAACAGGACAGCCTTACGGCGGTCCAATCGTCACAACAGAAATAGAGCCTAATGTACGCCGCGAAGCAGGTCCATACTAAGATATGGAATATCGTCAAGGTTCTTTGTCACCATTTCAAACTTCTTCAAGTAATCATGAAGAACAGAGTGACAATTACACAGAATATTATGTGAAAGGTGGTGAAAAAATGGAAAATAAAACACTTGATGTTAATACTTCTACTACTGTAAACACAGGGTATGACGTAAACGCTTCAACAGAGCCGGACCCACAAAGTCAAATTGCAATGCAAAAGGGCGCAGTAGCAGGTGGAACCTATACAAAACCTGCAGAAGTTTTAGGTGAAGGTACTTACAGCACAACAGCTAATTCAAGAAATAGCGAGCCAGTTGCTGGAGATACAACAGAACCTTCAGAAATTCATAAGGTCGCAGGTTGCTGCGACAATTCTTGTGGACATTGCGAAGGTCCCGGATGTGGATGTTGTGCCGATTGTCAAAAAATGGAAAAAGCTGCAGGAATTGCTTGCCCATCATGCGGTGGAGATTCTTGCCCTAGTTGCAATAAATCAATGCAATTGTGCAATTGTGCAGGCATGACAAAAGCTACCGATCAACAGGATGAAGAACCAGATGCTGATGAAGATGATATTCAAAAGAAAGAATTTTCAACAGCCCGCCGTAAACAACTCGCAAGAGAAGGCAAGGCAATGGGAGATGGTTCATATCCAATTGAAAACACAAATGATTTAAAGAACGCAATTCGTTCTTGGGGTCGTGGAGGTGCTGACGCAAAGGTAAAGGCTCACATTATTAGTAGAGCAAAAACCCTTGGAGCATCGGATCTTATTCCAGCTGACTGGAAAAAAGAAATAACAAAATCTGTATGGGGCGGTCTTTTTGTCCCACAAGACAATTTATAAAATACATTTGAGAAATGTGAGATCTCACACAACAACGGTCATTGACCGTTGTTTGTGTTTTACAAGGAGGAATTATGAAAGTACTAGTTATTGGAAGTAGAAAATGGAATGACTATTTAGAAATCATGCGTAATCTTACACTTGTTATTGAGGATATTAACCATTATTATCCGGAAGAGAAAAGAGTTGTTTTTGTTCACACCGCTCAACAAGGTGCTGAAAATATGGTAACTGAATATGTCGGCAAAGTTGAAAAATTTATGCGACAAAAAGGTTATGCAATTAAAGAAGAAATAGTAAGACTTCCCGCAGGTCAATTTGATTCAAAATCAAAAATTCAGCGGGATTATGAAATGATGAATTCAGATATCAGTTACGCTATTATATTTAATGACGGGACTTGCAAAAGGTCAGAGTATTGTGCTAGAATACTTAAAGAGCTAGATGTTCCTACTAGAGTAATCAAGGGGTAATATGTCAAAGGAGTCTGATTCGCGTTTGTCCAATAGGGACAAACAATATCTGAAGCTGGCTTGCAACGCTGCAATGTCTTCTAAAGAGCGTAGAAAGCATGGAGCCGTAATAATAAAATCAAATAGGGTACTCAGCATAGGGATAAATAAATTCAGGAACCACCCTGACATTATCCCGGAGTCTCTTATTAAAACATCTTGTTCTGTTCATGCAGAAGTTGATGCTTTGAATAAAATTAAAGATGCTAGAGGAGCTACAATCTATGTAGCACGAATTAATAATTTTGGAAAATCCATGCTTTCCCGCCCATGCAATAATTGCTATTCTGCAATTCGTGAATCAGGCATTAAACATATTGTATATACAGACTAGGAGCAGGGATGAGCCGAAAGCCAATGGCTGTATCAGGATTCTGTAACACACAACATCACAATTTATGTAAACATGAGTTTGATTTTGGATCAGACTACAACAACAGATATTTTACCTGTCAATGTCAATGTCACAGTAAGGGGAAGTAATGCTATCTTTTAGATCAAAAGAACCCAATTACGCAGGAATGATGAAAGCAATTAAAGAGATTGTAGAGGAACATCGATTATTTAAATCAGACAATCCTTTTTGTGAACTTGACAATGATAATTGTAATTGCTGCAATATTGATATCTGCTATTGTTGCAATGTAATCTACCCTTGCAATACAATAAATATTTTAAGCAAATATGATATACTATAATAATATTGTAACTACTATAGATAGGAAACAAAATGTCTAATTTGACAGAGTTAAATTATGACGAGGCTCACAAATTTGTTGAAAAAAATAAATTTCGTGGCTTTAAATGGAATGGATGGGACATAATTAAGTGGACCAAAAATTCAAATGGATACTTTCAGACTAATGGTAAGTTTTCTGACAATGAATGGGGATATGAAACAAGAATCCCATTAACTGAAAACGGCACATGGAAAGTTCTTACCAAATATGTCTGATGAAATTATTAAACATTTAGGCATTCCCAAAGAGGACTTAAAATGGTATCACTTTGCATCATGTAAAAACATGCCTTTAAATTGGTTTTTTGATGATTATGAAAATGATTCCGGAACAGCCAAGCAAGTTGATGAAATTTGCCTTGGTTGTCCTGTAGCAAAAATTTGTTTGTCTGAAGCATTAGAAAAAAAAGAAAAATTTGGCGTGTGGGGCGGAATTTATTTAAGTTACGGGAAAGCCAACAAGCAATTAAACAAGCATAAAAGTGCTGAGACTTGGAAGGCGTTGAAAAAAATACATGGCAAGAGTGTTGTATAACTATAAAATTGCTAAAGCCATCAGGGAGGTAAAATGCCCTGTAAAAGATTTGCAATTAGATATTATGTTACGTCCAAATTATCTTGCGCTTGTTGTCTATGAAGACAATGTTATGCAATACAATTTATTAAAAACAGAAGAGATTATGGCATATTTATTTTTATTAAAAAATATTGTCGAATCATTCGGCGGGGCTTGTGAAATTGAAGGATTTAGAACCCGCCCAAAGGAAGGATTTATAGGTAAACCAATATGATGCAATGTTTTTCTTGTAAAAAGAATAAAAATCAACTTTTACCCAAAAAGTCTGATATCATAGAAACAATTACAAACTATTTATGTCAGTCATGTATTGATTTAAAGCATGAACCCCGCTGGCTGATAGTTTTAGCTGGAAGATCAATAGGAACAGATGCTGTGCGAGATTATATAGTCAAGCGCAGATATGCTGGCTCTGAAATTACTGCGCAAGAACTAATTCCATAATTAAATAGGAGTATTATGTTAAAGTTAACAAATAACATGGCAGAGGTTGCTTTAAGTGATAAAAGTGTTGTAGCCTTTACTGCTGAATGGTGTCAACCATGTAAACAATTAAAGCCACATTTTGCCAAGGCGGCGGTGTTGGATAAAAACAATGATTATTTTGTTGTTGACGTGGATAAGATTGACAATAAATATATTGAACAGTATAATATTAAAGGCATTCCTGCTATATTCGTAATGTCAAATAATGAAGTAGTTCGTAATGTTTCTGCAAGAACCACAGAATCAATCATAGAAGAGGTTGCACAATGAATAAATGGGAAAAGATTGGTAAATTTGTCGGAATTGTCGTAATTACCGGAATTAACGCATATGTCTTTATTGACTTAATTCGTAACATTAGAGCCGATAAATCAATAGTGTCAGACCTATGTGCTATATTTGCTATAGCAGCATGGCAAAACACAATAAAATTGTCCATCAAATGTCAAAAGAGTAGAACCCTAACATAAGGAGAATCAGCATGACATGTATTGCCGCAGTAAAACACAACAACAAAGTTTACCTCGGCGGGGATAGTGCATTGGTAGACCTGAATAACGGTAATAAGGTCAAATTAAATTCTCCTAAAGTATTTAGGTGCTACGAATATATTATAGGCTACGCAGGAAGTGCTAGAATGGGGCAATTGCTTCAAAATTACTTTGAGCCTACAGACCCACCTGACAATCCAGAGGAATTAGAATTTCACATGGTCACAACATTTATTGATGAGTTGAGAGCGGTGGCAGAAGAAAAAGCCTTACGACTAGATGCGAGCGATGAGCAGGTGAATGATTTTGCTCAGATTATAGTCGGAGTAAATGGAAGAATCTTTGTTATTGAAGAAGATTGGCAAGCCTCTGAATGGGCATACGATTACGCTGCAATTGGGTCAGGATGTTCTGCAGCATTAGGCTCCTTATACACAACGCATAAGTTGGGCGTAGATCCGGAAATCCGCGTAAAATATGCTCTTATGGCAGCAACAGAACATACCTTAACAGTATCAGAACCATATCATATGGTAATTAAATAAGTTACAGTAGTAACTTAAATTATATAAGGAGATATAAAATGGCTGAAGTACCCGTTAGTAATGATGAACTAGAAGATATTGTCTCAGTTGTCGCACATGAATTGTACTCAAAATGGGCTGTAGATGATAGATTTACAGAAGAACAAATAGAAGAATTTGCCGGGTATGCGGTAGAAGATACACTATTTGTTATTGGAATTTATATGGAAAAGGTTAACGAATTAATGGCAGAAAAACAAAAATTGTCTTTGCTCAATAATTTATCATAACAATTCATCAATTGTTACTTAATCAATGATAAAATAGTAATAAGCCACAGTCATTATTGGCTGTGGCTATAACTATAAAGAGGGTGATTGACATCAAGTTATTCCGCATAATAGATAAGAAAGTAGAAGTACTTTCTGATTTAGCATCGGAATGGTCTGGCAAACCTCTATTCCTCTTCCTTCATCTAATTTGGTGGGGTATATGGATCGGACTAGGAGTTGAGCCATATCCATTTGGAATGCTCACACTAATCGTATCGCTTGAAGCCATTTGCTTGTCAGGGTTGATTTTATCAAGCCAAAATAGACAAAGAGCATATGACATAAAACTGTTGAAACAGACGCGCAATGCGTCAGCTGATACAGAAAATGCCGTAGAAGACATATATGAGGAAATACAAGACATTAGAAAAATACTTGAAGATGAGGCGGGGGATGAATAATGATTAACATAATACTCTATATATCTATAACACTTAACATAGTATTAGGATATAAAGCATATAAAAACAAAAACATGTTACATAAAGCCTATGACACTATAAATAGGCAATCAAACAATATTCTGACACTTACCAAGAGTATTGCTTATAAGTATTCTAAGTCTGATTTAACCTTTGAGATGCGTAGAAAACAGCTTCTTAAATCTTTAAATCGTAAATAATGTACACTGGTAAATTAAAATAAATACACTACTAATGTATAGATAATGATTTAGGTAGTATAAAATAAGACAATTCGGACATCGTAATCCGTATAAATATGGTCTAAATACAACGAAATCAGCATAAAATCGGGTGAAATACTACGGAATTCGTAGCAAATAACCCGATTTTGTGTGAAATCCCCCGTCAAAGTAATTTTTGATCTATTCGTAATCTATTTTTCAAAGTAAATTTGGGATGCATTCGTAATCTTTTTTTTGATATAGACTTCAAAGTAAAAAATAGCTCTTTCGTAATCTTTTTGGGGGATGTTAATAGAACATATGGAGAACCCCCGGCTCCATGACCATTTGGAAACCGGGGGCATATCCCAACATTCGGGCGGCGGGTGAAACAACCCTAATTGCCCTTAACCAATAATGTATTTTATCATACACTACTAATTTTTGTCAAGGTGAGATATATTCTATTGGCTTAGGTAACTCTCCATATGCATAACTAGGTAGACTAAGTTCATCATCCAATGCATATTCCTTTATCTTCTTACATACTCTGATTATTTCATATAGGTCACTTCTTACGATACCCGCCTCGTATCTACGAGATTGCATATAGATATAAGCAATGATTGTGTTCCACAATTTCTCGTGAATAACATAGGGCATAGACGACAGGCGGTGAACGAGGGAGACCTCGTTGTACCTATAATCTGCTAAATTACTTTCTAATGCTTCTAGTACCTTATCTTCTGGCAACTTCATATTTGCTCCTAACTGTAGGAAAGGCTATTGTATCAGATGCCTCAGACATACTGAGCGCTGGGTACCACAGAAACAAGTGGGTCATCAGAACGAACCACAATACATGGAGCTTGAATGCCTTCAGGACAGATGCAGTAAATCATATGAGCCTTGCACTTCATGCAACCAGTAAAACGTACCTCTGTGTCCCATTTGGTCCAGCCCACCAATGCAAAGGATGGGCGGACAGGGGTGGATGAATAAGGAATCCAAGGGGTACCTAGTTTATGTTCCTTTTGAGAGTTAGGTTCATCAAATGTACCATCATATGATTCAATAGCATGCTTCATAGCATCAGTAAATCGTCCACGTTCACCTACATTAAATCCTAGGCTACGCAAGTATTCTCGTTTAGTCATACATTGTACTCCGTTCCATGCTCATCTTCCCAATTTAGAAATAGACAATTGTCATCTACATAGAAATGAAAAACCTTGTCTTCGATTTGACTATTCATCCAATCAAGAGCCAATGCGGATTCTTCCCACAATCCCTGCGAAACATCTGCTTGGTCTTCTAGGGATAAGTCGTCATATTCAGCCATATCTTTTTCTAATTGAACTTCGTCTACATCGTATCCATAAGAAATTGCTAACTTGATAATGCTATATGAAAGTGTATTTCCACTTTCACTACCACAATCAATCCAGCAACCATACGCATCTGGACTGATACTATCATTGATGTTACTCTTCAGATTGTTGTTCATATTTCTCCAATAGGCTCAGGGCGTTAAACGCCTCTTCCATGTCTGTATCAGGGTCAAAGTAGTCTACCACAATCATATCCTTTAAGTCAAGTTTTTGTTCGTCCAACATCATGGGGGCGGAACAAAGAATACCTTGTTTCATAAAGTAACCAATGTTTCCTCCCTTAGGTGCTACTACTCTCATAGATTCCCCACCTTTGTTGTTTCATCAGATAATTTGGTAAGTGCAGCATTTAGCCAATCATATGCATTTGCATCTTCTTTTATTTCAGATGGATGTGTATGCCGGAACTTGCCTGTGGATGTATCATAGATAGTTCCATCTTTCAAGAAATAATCTTCCCTAGATAGATAGTAGTGACCTGTATTTCTATTATATGCAACTACAAAGTGATGCTCAATCATTATTAGTTGCTCCATTCTTCATAGGAATAAGAAGGCTTATAATCTTCAACATCATCTGCATACTCGCGGTCTACATACTCATCTTCATAGCCAGCGTCAATTGCCATTTGCCACACGATGCCAAGGGCATCGTTGTCGCCACTCTGTGCATTCTGCCACACATCGGCGGGAATAGAGCGAATGAACTCTTCATCACTAATAGGAATACTAATCTCATCTGTCTGTGAAACAATAACGTCCTTGTATTGCTTAATGTAGTAGTAGTTACTCATCTGCATTCTCCTTATACCATTTGGCGTATGTATGAACGGTGAAGTCATCTTCAGCATCTTGTGCATAGTCTAGCACATGGGTCAGACACTCAAAGGTGTCCACATAGTTATCACGGTCATAAGAATCGACATAGACCTCATAGAACACACCACTAGGTCCTCCATCGATTTGGTACACATCTAGCATCAGAGTTCGTCCTCCCAGTCAAGTGGTTCCACATTGGATGCAGTCCAATTTTGATATGCAACGCATAGTGTTTCCCACAAATCAGACCATTGCTCATCAGTGAGCGGAACAGAGTCGGGGAAGTCATGAAATCTATCAAATACCAATACATCTGGCGGGCAATTAGAAGGTGTATCCATTATCTCTCCTTTGTTGTAAGTAAGGCATATACTACCATACACCACTGACACCGATTCACTCAGGGTATCCTAAGTTCAAAATAGTTTCAAAATAAGATCGTAATGTCATCGTAATGTCATCGTAATGGTGAATTTGCTATACATCGTAATGTTCGATTTGTCGCAAATGTCGGGCGGTGCCGCCCCAGCTCTTGAGTGCCTAACCTTGGAATCGAACCAAGCATACCGAATGGTGACGGTTTTACAGACCGCTTCCCCACCTTGGGGACTGTTAGGCGCGCAGGTGGGGGCTTTCGCCCCCACCCTTAGATTAGACTAACACCGACTTTACAATCGTGAGCAGGTTGTTCTTTTTAGCATTGTGCAAGTCATCCATGCCGCTAGCCTTGATAGCAATAGCCTCTGTGTTATCCTTGCGCGGATTGGAGAAATAGTCCAAGTGTTCAGTCAGAGTTTGGTATGCACCCCAAGCCGTTCCTGCAATCATGATGTTTGTGGGGGCTGTGTATAGGTCTTGCAACAAGTCCTGCTTAGTCTCCCACTTTTTCATGCTACCCTTTGCATCCTTGTCAGGCATTGGGAATGCGCGAACAACAATCTCATCAAACTGTGCTTTGGTGATTTCTGTCTCAATGAGAGCCTGAGCCTCTGCCTCAAACGCATCCATCCATCCATGAAGACGCAACATACCATCACGAGCATCTGCAATACGAGAAATTGCAGACTCGGTGTGGCGAATAGTAAATCGCTGTGAGCAATCTCCAAGAGCGATAGCCTGCGTGTTAGCGCAAACAACGCGGGTCGGGGTAATCATTCCACTAATGGCAAGTGAACCATCGTGTGAAGTGTTAGCCACAAGATAGGTCTTGATTACATCTGCAACGCCTGTCGGGTCAAGAACAACCTCGCGGTCAAGGGCAGCAGTAGCAAATACCTGTGTGCCATTCTTGATAGAACCGATGGTCTCAATACGCAAGCCTAATTGACCAAGCCAATCAAGTGCGTCTTCGTTTTGGATTTCCTGATACTTCTTGCCGTTGATAGCAAGCACATCGGGATTTCCTGTTTCAGGATTGTCGCGCACCATCATAAACTTCTGAATCTTGGTGCTGTATCCATCTGGATAAACGACAGGCTCTTGACGAACATTCCAGCCTGACACCTTTGCGATGTCCATGCCCTCTTGTAGGGTGAACTCGTCAGTCAAGACTGTGCCAAGTTTGTGCCATGCCTTCTCGCGCAACGAAACGAATGAAGCCTGACCATTTACGATTTCTAACTCGTGTGACATTATTTCTCCTTAGTTGGTGTTTGATAGCGCAAGCATACCATACGGGTCTGACAAGCATTACATCGGGGGGGTCTTAATAGATCGCAAATTGAGAGAATAGGGGCGGTGGCGCGGGAACCATAGAACACAAAGGGGACAGGTGGCGAACCTGTCCCCTCCATACTAGAGATTTACTTCTTGCGTGAGTTAGGCGCAGGCTTAGCACTCTTGAGTGCGGTAAGCGAAATGTTATCGACAAATCGTCCCTGCTGACGAACGACAACGCGCTCTGACACAGAGCCATCGGGCATACTCCACTTCTCCAAGTAGGAGTAGGACTTTGCGGGGGACTTCTTAGATGATTTACTCATGTTATTCTCCTTGTGTTTGTTTGATTAGTTTAGTGCGTTATTTAGTGCGATTGTCATTTGCGCAAAGATTGAAACTAGAGAGTCATTCAATTCTCCGTCCAACTCATCATGTTCTTCTATAAAGTCTTGAAGTAATTCAAGTGCGTATTCCATTGCATCGGAATAACCTTCTTGGTATGTCACATTACACCTCCCCAACAATGCGAATAATGTCTGCATGACCAATTTTGCTTAGAAAATAATCAAGTTTCCATTTCTCAGTGACGACAACATCAAAAACAGAAGTATCTTGCCTAGTAATAGGCAAACCCATAATCTCCGCTTCTGTTGATGCTACCGCCATGTCTGAACAATTATTTACTTTTATTGTTACAATCATTGAGTACCCCAATCTTTGTATTTTGGCTTTTTGTAGCCCCCCGATTTGATGGGTTTTTCGTGTTCACGACTTGTGTTCCAAGACTTGCCCTTGGGCTTTTTGCGTTGTGGCTTGCGCTCTTGTGTCATAGCACTACATTACCACTTTCGGAATATGTTGTCAAGCGTTTAGACATTTCTTCTAGTTCTGCCGCCGTAGGCGTGGGGCAATCATCAAAGAGATAGTCCAATTCCCATTTACCATTTGCTTTGTCATAGTAAATGTTGTCGCAAGCGTGACAATAACCCTTGCGTTCCATAAGTTCTACATGGCTATCGGGAATGTCCCACTCTTCTTTTTGGAGAACATTATCGCCTTGTAGTGTTACATCACCACCCCAGCCCTGTTCCTCTTCATACTCAATGTTGATAATCAAGTCGGGGTATTGCTTGGCTAGTTTCTCAATGGCTTCTAGTGGGGGACTCCAAGGGGTATCAAACTTGTAGGAAATTGTGAGAGTACCAGCAAGTTCTATGTCGTCTAGCATTTCTACATCACCTGCGTCCCACTTGCAACCCCATTCACGCACATTCCAATGCCACCAATCTCCACCTTCTGCAAGAGCCTTTGTGTATGACTCGGTAAAGTTATCTAGGTCTACCTTGTGTGTTGGTTCACCCCAATAAGTGTCAAGGTCGGTGGGGGAAATGATGTTCCAGAAAGAGAAGGCAGACTCATGCACATCTTTTACATTCTGAACACCATCTTTGGTCATTGTCCTGTGGTTGGTTTCATACGGTTGTGCAAGTTTCTCCCTGACTTCATTCACCAAGTCGGTGGAACCTGTGATGGACAAGTTATTGAATACCCAATTAGGCATTGTTGTTCTCCTTAGTAGTTGATGAGGTCATACTATCAGAAGGGTCTGACATTGGCTCATAGTAATTCAGTAATGACTGCATAGCGCCCCAACCTAATGAAATACATGCATTTTCCAAGTCTTCGGCAATAGAGTCAATGGCATCTATGCATTGCTCATCAGTCCATTCAGGGTAGAGTGATTTTACATCTAGCGCACACCATGAGATGTTGGCTACTGGATTGGTCATTTGGTCTAACATTTGTTCTGACATTTATTCTCCTTTGTTGTTGATGAGGACATCCTACCACATGGGTCAGACAGAGGTTGCATCGGGGTCTAAGTGATAGGTGACGGGAAGTGGGAATACCTGAAAACCTTCATCTTGATTAGTAGTGTCTAAAAACTTTGTAAAGGCATCACTAAAAATAATTGCATCAGCAATTTCTTGCTTCCACTGCCAATCTTCCATTTCTACATTAGCCATTTCTCTGACAAAATTATCAAGAGAAATAGTAACTCTTAGGGGAATACTTACCTCTACTACACGATTTTCCATTTTATCTCCTTTTCTTGTAAGGTAATCTTATCATAACCCTCCGACATCTGCAAGTCGCATCGTAATGCCTAGATTCTCTCAAAGAGGGGGCGGTGCCGCCCTTGTAAAAGCAAAGAGGGGCAGGTGACCAGCCTGCCCCTCCATTCACCCAACCGTCCTCTAGTAAGTTCCGTTATCAAACTCCTGAATGGTGTAGTCATCATACAGGGCAGTTCCATCACCATTGTAGTTGATAGTAACATCAAAGTCATGGTCTTCAATTTTTTGACCAAGTGGCACAGAAATGGTGGCGGTGTAAACAATAGTCATCTCAATCTCAACCTCTTTGTCAAGGTCAATGCCAAGTAGTTCGGCAATCTCTGAAAGTTCATCAGTAACTTCATCATTTTCTTCTGCGTATTCTAGAATGTAGTTTCGCACACTCTGAATGCTATCAAAGAGTCGCTTGTGTTCTAGTTCTACATTTTCCAAGCGATTCACTTTTACTGAAAGGTCATGTGCATTTACTGAGTATTCCTCGGGTGGTCGCACAGCCACTACATGTGGATTTTTGGCTAGCACGATACTAGCCTCGGGGTTGTAGGTGTATGTTGTGTCGTTCATTGTTTTCCTTTCGGTTGGTTTGTGAGATTTGTATCTTAGCATAGGGGTCAGACACTAATGTATTCGGGGTCTAGGTTTAGAACACACCAAGAGCCACCCTTATTCATTTCAGTCATGAAGGTAGAAAACTCGGGGGTATCAACAAGAGACAAGCCAACAAGTTTGACAATAGTCTCTTGGTCGTAAACATTAGTCGCGTATTGGACAAGAGGGTGATTCTCGTCAAGTTCGGCAATCATTGGGATAGAGAAGTTTAGTTTGAGCATTTTGTGCCTTTCGGTTGGTTTGTGTGATTATCTTACCATGAGGGTCTGACAAGGGTATGAGTGGGGGAAGCGAGTCGTTAGGGTCGCATTTCCCCCACCCACACTAGACTACTTTACAGTAGTCCAGCGGTCTTGACCATTGACATCAAGGCGAACACGGAATGAGCCATTCTGATTCTGAATGACTTCCTGAACAGTTCCAACCGTTTCAGACTTTTGAGTCGTGAACAGCGAGCCAACTGTCGGGGACTTGGTGAGATTTACCATTTTGCTTCCTATCGTTGTAGTTACTGTGATAAGCACATCTTACCACAAGGGTCTGACAACCCTTTGCGACTCTAGGGGGAAGTCGAACCCCCTCTACTACCGTGACAGGGTAGTGTGCGAACCTTTACACTATAGAGCCTTGTTTAGTTATAGGAGTACTATACCATACCCCTCTGACATCGTTTCACTCAGGGTACCCTAAGTAATAAGTTCAAAAGTGATCTATGTCATATCGTAATCACTTGACAAGCACTAAGAGGAGGCGCTGTCGCCCCCGATCTTTGTGCGCCATGTAGGACTCGAACCTACGACCTACGGATTAAAAGTCCGCAGCTCTACCAACTGAGCTAATGGCGCGTGGCGGGGTTTTTAGAGAGACCCCAAACTCTTTAGGCTCACCAACTAGCCCGATAGATAAACCAATCATTCTCGCTATTAGACAACACGCGGTCAATCATAGCGATGGTATTCTGCAAGTCTTGAAAATACCACTCGTCATACTCAAGTCCGCCAAAAAAGAATCCAGCGCGGGTAGGTAGAAGTTCCTCTGCCACCTTAGTAGAGTTATTGCTCTCATACTCTGAAACAGCAAGCGCACAGTAATCACGCAAGGTAGTAAGGTTATCACGACTCAAACCAATGTCTTGGCAGTTATCCTCGCCATCGGCAAAGTTCTCAACGATGTAGTTGTGAATAGAGTTAGCCTTGCGCCAATAACCGACAGGGATTCTTACAGTCATTCCCGTCCAAGAGTCGGGGTCAAGCAGGTGGGTAGCGTCAAGAATGGTGGCAAGATTAGTGAAAGTCTGATTGTCGGTCACATTCAAGTCACCACCCTCGCTGCGGTCATAGTCCTTTGCTGATACATACTTTTCGACATAGAGATACATGTCCAAGCCCATTGTTATTGCCTTTCGTTGTTGGTGTTTGTTGAGATTATTCTAGCACAAAGGTCAGACATCATAGTCTGCGTCATAGTCATAGTCGGTAGTCCACGCGCCTAAATGGTGTTGTTCGATGATAGCCCAAGCAGGTGCTTCGCTCTTGCCCTTGTATGAAACGCCTTCGGGCATAGGAATAAGCGCATCGCAGTCATCTGCCCAATAAGCGTCAATGGCTGTAATACAAGGCTCAACCATAGACAACGGGACGGGGGGATAGTGATTGCCTTGCAAGTGCCAACCAATAGCCTGCTCCATAGTAAGACCGCTATCGGCGATTTCCACAGAAGTCATGTAGCCCATTTATTTCTCCTTTGTTGGTGTGATAGAACATACTCTACCATACCCCTCTGACATCGTAATCATCGGGGTGGGCTTAAGGGGGCGGTGCCGCCCTATTCAAAACTCTTGATTAGGGCTGGATTGTAAAATGATGAATTAGGGTCTGCGCATTTTTCATAGCATAAATGACACAGTGGAATATTATCTACTTGTTCACTAGAACCACGACACAAGAAACATTTGTCACTCATAGGGAAGACTCTCCAACTGTCGAATGTATTTATCTGTGAAGTTGTCCATTGACTTGACAAAATTTTCCCATGCTTTATCTCCAAAGTCCCTCCCAACAGAGTCAGTAAACCAATCGCGGGGGAAAAAGAATTTGCGGTCTTGTGCTGGCATTAGTATCCTGCTTTCTCTAAGATTTGTAAGAGTGATTGTATCTCATTAGGGGTCAATTTGTCAATAGCATCTTGGTCAA